CGCTGCGACGGCATCCTCGACATGCTGCGCTACGACGCGGCGACCGTGATCGAGCGGTACCGCGGATTCTGGGTCTTCTCCCGCCCCGAGAACCCTCCGACTACCGGCCGATGGGCGAGCTTCCGCATGACGCCGCTCCACTTCGACGGGCTCGACTACACGCGGGGCGTGTACGAGATGCGGACCCGGATCGATTCACACCTGGGTGGCCCGCTCCCGCGGCCCGGCACCGTCTTTGATCGGAGGATCTCGTCGTGAGACGTTTCACTCTCAGCTACCGCACCTCGAACGGGGATGTACTTCGACTCTTCAACCTTTCTTCTTCTGCGGCGGATGAAATTATCTCCGCGCAGACAGCCCTCGGTTCGTCTGACTTCGTCCGGTACGCGCAAACTCGAGAGTACGCCGACGTGGAGTGCGTGTTCCTTCGGCGCCACCCGTTACCGGAAATGGGTCATCTTTCCTAACAACTTGGAGGCTGTGATGGGCCCGACTTGGAATCCGCGCTACGTCGCATACGCACGAGAGCAGGGTCGCACGCCTCGAGCCCAGGCGTGCCACGACCTTAATAACTTCGAGTTCACGCAGTGGGTCCGTCGAAAACGAGAGGCGGTGCTCGTAGACGGGCAGCCCTGCCGAGACTTTCGAGATCTGATCGGAGGCTCTACGCGCTTCGGCGGTCTCGAATACCACGCGATGATTGACGCGATCCTTGGTGTGGTCGAGGAAGATCGCAATGTCCCCTACGACTTCGAGGGGTACGATGCCGAATGGCGGGCCCTTCGCGAAAGATGAATGAAATGCGAGCACTTTCTCCTTGCGGGTTGTTTTCGATTCGTGGTACGGTTCCGTCATCAACTGAGGAGATCTGAAATGTCGGACCTGTTCACCACGGAAGCCTGCACGGACTGCGGAGCCATCGCCGATTCGGACGGCTTCATGAGTCACACGCACGCGTGCGCTTCGGCTCGCGCGTTCTGGGGTGAGGAAACCCGCACGGCGCCGCTCAGCGTCTCGTTCGGCCCGGTGGATCCCATGAACCCGCAATGCGGCTACGAGCTGCGCATTACGCGCCAGGATGGGAGCACGCTGCTCTTCACGGGTTGCGACCCGGTGACCGGCGCGAACCTGCTGTCCGTCGAGGATTGCCTGCGCGTGGTGTCGTACTACGTGGTGAACGGCGCGCCCTTCTAGTCGGCCAAAGAAACGAGGAGCAACTCCATGCAACCGGCACTCGATCTCTTTTCCGGCCTCGGCGGCTGGACGACCGGCGCCAAGCAGAGCACCTCGGTGCGCGTGCGCGTCGCGCTGAACCACGACGCGGATGCAATCCGCTGGCACGCGGCGGCGCACCCTGAAGTGCGCCATCTGCGCCAGGATGCGGCGGACGCCGACTTCGGGGCCCTGGTCTCGGAAGTGGGCGGTGGCGTGCTTCTCGCGTCGCCTACGTGCCAGCAGGACTCGCAGTGCGCGCGGCCGGCGCGCGCGGGAACCGGCGGGAACGGCACCGTAAACGTCGCCGAGTTGATGATGCGCAACCGCGCTCGCCGCTCGACTGCGCACGCCGTGCTCGTCGCCGCGGAGCTGCTCGAACCTCGGGTGCTGATCGTCGAGAACGTCTCGCAGTTCGCCGAGTGGAACATGTTCGGCGCGTGGCTCGGGTGGCTGCAGGCGCTGGGCTACACGACGCGCGTGCATCGCCTGAACGCGGCGGACTACGGTGCGGCGACGGATCGCGAGCGCCTGATCGTGACCGCCGCGCGCGGGCGCGCGATCGAGCTGGCGCCCACGTTCGGCGCCGGCAGGGCGAACGGTCGCCGCCTGCGCGACTGCCTCGATCCCGACGACGCCCCGGAGAACCGCTGGCACGCGATCGACAGCAAGCCGCCTCGCACGCGCGACTTGATTCGCTCGAAGCAAACGGCACTCCGTCGCGGCGTGCTCAACAACGTGAGCGCTGGCGTCCGGCTGCGCGCGCTCGATGATTTGGCCCCGACGCTCACGACGAAGAGCGGGTCGCAGTTGATGCTCGTCGACGAGGATCGCGTGCGCATCCTCAATCCGCGCGAGCTGGCGCGCATCCAGGGCTGGACTGGAACTGAGCCGCTCCCGAGCGATCGATCGACGGCAAGCCGCCTTCTCGGCAACGCTGTGCCCGTGGAGCTTGCTGCCGGGGTGATCGCTCAGACGGTCTGAGCGTCCTCGACCTCGGATTCTCGAGACGGAGATTCGAACAATGTGGGTGTACCTGAAGAGCGAACGCTCGCTGTGGACGGTGGGCTACTACGACCCGCGCGGCCGCTGGGTGGCAGACAGCGACCACTCCTCACGGGAAGCGGCGACTGAGCGCGTGCATTTCCTGAACGGGGGCCGGGAGTCGAAGCCGGATACCTCACCGTTTCTCGATGTCGATCCGCGTCCGGCGATCAAGCTCTGATGTTCGACGGGCAAAACCTCTGGGTGCTGAGTCGAGACGTATGGCACCTGTCTCGGCCTCCTGCGCACGAGGCGATCTATGAGTTGCAGTGCTGTGAGGCTTCGATCGAGAATCCGAGCACGCTGTGGAGTTCCACGCAGCTCGCTGAGAAGCCGGCACCGAGCTTCAAGCAAAAACTCTGCTGGCAGGCACGACAGATCTCGGATCTGCGCGTGTCAATCAATCAACTTTCTGAACAACTCGAGAAGTTGTTAAGGAACAGGTCGAGATCATTCCGACCTGTATGAGGAGACGAGAATGATGAGGCAAATTGTTAGGGATCTGTGGGTGGAAGCTCTCGAAAGCGGGCGCTACACGCAGTGTCGGAATTTTCTTTCCCGTGGTGGGGCTAAGCGCTGCGCGCTTGGAGTTCTCTGCGAAGTGCTTGCGGACATGCAGGCTGCGCCTGCGAGTGTGCGACTGAGCGCTCGGCGTGCCCTGGACGACAGCGTCAGCGCGGTCCCTCCGGATGTAGCCCGTTTCGCCGGTTTTCCGGGCGAAGTTACTGGGCCGTTCATTCGCGTCTCTGCAGAGGGTGAGGAAGGTCTGTTCGCAGTCGGAGAGTTGAATGACGAAGGCTTCAACTTTCGTGCTCTTGCGCGGTTGCTCCGAGAGCAGGCTTGAAAAAATCCTGCTAGGCCTTGCTGCATCATGATGACACGGGCGCATAGCTCAACTGGTAGAGCGGCCGGATTTCAACCCGGGCGGTTGCGGCGCTTCAGCGATACCGACCATTCCGAGGCCTTCAGGCACTGGAAGTCCGAGTAGCTCCACGACGGGCGGGGAGGGAGACCTCCTCGCTCGTCCTCGGGGAGGCCCATGGCAGCGAAGAAACATGTTGGCAAGGTCAAGATGACGACCGAGAAAATTTTCTTGGGCACGAAGCTATTTGCAGAAGTCACTCTGCCTGTCTCGGAGTTGGGGCGGTTCCGCGATCGCATGTATTGGGTGCTTGTCTCAAGCCGGGCGTCCTCGGATCTTCCGCCGTACATCACCGTAAAATTCAAACACAAACCCGAAAGGGGAGTCCTTGACGCCTGAGCAAGAAGGCTCGATCGAGCTGGTCGCCATGCGGGCATATCGTGCTTGGATGGAGTCCTGCAGCAACGGACGCGTGGCAATCACTGACTCGAGACTCCGCGCCGCTTGGCGCCTACTCTCTTCAGACAAACGCGTCGCGTGGCGCAAGGTGGCACTCGTACTTTTGACTGATTGTCCTGAGCTTTCTCCGTCGAGAGTGCGAGGGGCAGTACGAGACACGGAAATCATCACTCACAAGTTGTTAGGGGGATAGTCGTGATACTGGCCGTTGTTTATGGGGCCGTTGTCGGGCTCTGCTACGTCGTTTACAGCCTGAGTTCGACTGACAGGCAAGCGAACTTGATCGCGTCTGTACTGTGGCCGCTCTCGGCACTGGTCGGCGCCGCGGTCTCTGCACTTTTTGCAGTCTCAGCGCTTGCCCTGTGGGTAGCTGTCCCTGTGTTCGTCGCGAGTTCCGTCGTGAGGACACTCGTGCGTAGTTTCAGCAGCACGATTCAAGGACGATGGTAATGCAAGATGTATGCGTGCTAGAGATCGAGAAGCAAGAACTACCAGGCAACACTTTGACTAGGTCGCAGCGCATCGCCGCTCACCAGGGCATTGTGTTTCAGATTGTCAACCGTTTGTGGGCCCGTTTGCGCGGTATCTACTGGATCGACTACGACGACCTGGCTCAGTGGGCCCAAGCTGGGTTGATTCATGCGGTGGACAACTACCGTCCCGGAGTGGAAGGTCGCGAGTGGGCTTCTTTCTACACGTACGCATACCACTGTGTACACGGGTACGCGTTGCAGGTGTTCGCGGATGACAGTCAGGTCACGAAGTGGAGTGCCACGTATCGGAGGCAGATGCGTGGAAACCCAACCTCGTACCAAGCTTTGCCTTCTCCTTCGCCCACGTTCATCCCCTTCGATTTCCTAGAACACACAGGAACTTCGACGGATTCCGAGGCGGGAACCTTGCTGGAATTCGAGATCAATAGTCAGCTCAACGAGACTCGCACAGGAGACCCCGACGACTCAGAACACGTCGTACTCTGTGCAGAAGCTTGGAAGAGTCTCAGCCAACTTTCTCCGCGTGAGCGTAAGATCCTGATCGATCGCGCCAACGAAATCACACTCGAACAGATCGGGGTAGAGCTTGGTGTATCTCGAGAGCGTGTGAGGCAAATCGAGCGAACGGCGCTGAATAAGTTGCGAGCATTCCTAACAATCTCAGGTAAGCGTCGACGTGACCAATCATAGGTACAGTGACGCGCAGAGATGGTTTCGTGAAGCCCTTGTCCGCCGTCTGGAGACCTGTGCTGCACAGATGAACACTCTGCTCTCTGAGATTCCACGCGGTAGCCTGCGCTATTGGACGCTGACTGTGGCTACTCGGGAGGACTACTCAGAGATTTTCCACCAGGCGAGCGAGTTAGCTCGCGTTGCCATCGCGCTCGGGCGACTGCGGGTGGCGGGTCGCAAATCGATATTGGAGGTACAGCGGGTGCTTGAAGAGATCCGCGAGCAAGATCCGCAGATTGCCCAAGGGCTCGAGTCCGATGTTGTTATGGCGCTGCAGATTGCCGGCTACGACGTGCAGGTCCACGCGGAGCCTGTTGTGGAGTTGGCGCCGCCGATTGATGCCGCACCAATCGAAGCTCCCGTGGAGCCGAACCTTTCAGAGTTGCCAAGCACATCGCGGGGTGCCGCTCGGTCGACCTCCGGGTTTGTCTCCGCCAATACAGCGAAGCAGCGCATGCCCTGGGAGTACTAGTACTGCCCCCGTTCTTCGGCCTCTCTCTGAGTTATTAGGTTGAGGCTCCTCAATCGGAACGACGCCATTCGTTCCTCCGTGACGCTGTAGCAGTACGAGCTTCCGAGCTGTCGTACCTTGCCTTTGAGGCCCGGGTATCGGTTCCAGATGCGCGAGCTGAGCGCTTCGAAAAGTTGCGATAGCACGGAGCCCGCGGCGATGGTCTCAAAGGCCTCCACGCAGGTGGCTCGTCGCCCATCCTCGTAGGCCTCGATCACTGCTTCCACCGCGGCACGCACTTCCGCCTCGCCCACATCTTTGACGGGCTCGAATTCCACGCTGATGACGACGGGGATTTGGACGCGCACAGGCTTCTCCGCTTGGTTGATCCACCAGCGTACCACGTGGTTGTTTCGATGCGCAAGGGAAATTTTGGTCCAGCCCGCAAAATTTATTTTTTGAAATGCGAGCACTTTTCTGTTGCGGATCGTTTTGGACCCGTGGTAGTGTTCATTCCATCGAAAGGGAGACGGCGATGGCGAACAAGGTCCACGACTACAGCTCGAAGAACCGCAAGGCGGCACGCGCGACGGAGCGCCAGAAGTCGGCGGCGATCATCGCGGAGTCCGCAGACAGCGCTCCGCGCCTGGCGACCCACGCGAACTTGCAGCAGCTGATCTCGGAGCTGAGCGTCGTGGCTCTGGGGGAGTTCGAGTTCGGCGACCGCGACCTGGGCGTCTTGTACCAGAGCGTGGCCATGTCGCTGTCCGCTTGGGAGCTGCCGAGCGCGGCGGATTACGAGGCGCTTGCGGAGGCCTGGGAGCTGCGCGGCGACAATGAGCCGCGCCACGACCTTCTGCTCCACCTCGCGAAGACTCTCACCGCTCTCGGCGGCGAGGATTTCCGGGGCTGAAAAAAAAACGCACGAGACCCCCAAAAAAGATTTGCATGGAGCGTGGGTTTCGAGATACATTCCACGCATCAACTGAGGAGAACGCAGATGACGAACTGGATCAGCGAGAAGGCGCTCGAGCGCGCGACCGTGGTGCAAGACCTGGAGGTCTCAGAGCTGTTCGCCCTTCGCGTCAGCAACCCCGCCATGCCCGCGGTGCTCGCGGCATGCGGGCACATCCGCACGGGTCGCGGCGTCACGGAGCTGTCGGGCCCCTGCGTGGCCTGCAAGGACGAGGGCTGGCTCTCCCCCGCCGAGCGCGCGGTGAAGGAAGAAAACGACCGTCTTGCGAAGATCCGCTGGGACGAGCTGGCGCACAAGCACCTGATCCACTCGCTGCGCGAACTGGCGCAGCGCATCGAGGACGGTTGCGAGTCGTGCAAGTGGGCCGCGAAGCAGATGATCGCCGGCAAGGGGCTGCCGTTTGCGCCTCGGCACGAGGGCTCGGAGCACTGCCGCTCGGGTTCGATTGCGAGCGGGGGCAAGCACGCGCACTGCACCTGCGACACCTGCTTCTAACCCCAACTAGGAGGGCCTAACAAGTGGACGAACGAATCCTGAAGGAACTGAGGGGCATTCGCAAGGCGCTGCAGGCGTTCGTCGCGATCCAGCGTGCCGATGTGCGGCGCATCTCGAAGTTCGAGCGCGAGGCCGCGCGCGAGGCGAAAGCAGCGAAGGAGGAGGCACGGAACCTGACCCGCATTCGTGAGCAGCGTTCGACCAGCGACTGGATCCGACCTTGCCACGTGGAGGAAGTTGATGCGGACGAGCAAGGCCCGTTCGCGTGATGTCTGTGTTGCTGTTCGTCGTGGTGGCAATTCTTGCCTATCAAGCGGCGAAGCGGGGCCTGGTTTTGTTGTCCCTCGTTCTTTTCGTCCCTCTCGTCGGACTCGGATTCGAGGACAACCCGTGGGCGTGGTTCCTCACGTATGGAATCCTGGCATGGTGCCTCTCCCGGTGGATTCCTGAGCCCGACGAGAGGGCGCCGGACCTGACAGTCGCAGATGCGGAGCCGGACGAAACCCCTCCGCAAAAACCTAAGAAACCAAGGACTCGACCAAAGAGTCGAGCACACCTGAAAGTGGTCAAATGACGGATCAAGCGGCGAAAGATTTCGAAGCGGTGACGGTCGACAACGTGCTCGCTGGGTACGTGCGGCGCTCAGAGTCTGTCGAGGCGTGGGGCGCCTACAGCAAAAATCAGAAGCTACTCGCATGGTATCGCTTCCCCGAGTACGCCCGAATGGAAGTGAAGACCCGCCACCGTGCGCTGCTCAAAGCGCGTGCGACTCGCAGCCGCAACAAACAACCTCGAGACGCGCAGCGCGCGAAGCTCTACAAGGCGGAGTGGGCTGCGCTGGGGAGTATGCAGCTGCGCAGTGGACGCACGATCGCCGAAGTGAACACCTGGCTTACCTCGTTGTTAGAGATCTACCGCGAGCGCTACGAAAAAGTGCCCACCTTCGTGCAGGTGGAATCCAGCTCCGGGAACCACGCGATTTGGTCTCGCAACGTGATCCGTTTGACGCTCCGAGGCCGAGAACAGGATTGGGTGTGCTTGCATGAGCTGGCGCATCTCCTCGTAAAGGAAAACCCGGGGCATGGGCGGAAATTCGCGAGTGTCTACTTGACCCTGGTCACGGAAGTCTGCGGTCGCATTTGGGGAGACAGATTGCGAGAGGCGTTCCGGGAGCACGGTGTGAAGTATCAGGCCAAGCGAGAGCTTTCTCCCGCTCGTTTGGCGGCGCTCCGCGAGCGCGGCAAGCAGCTTGCAGCCTCGCGCTGGGGATCCCCATCTGCACCGATCTAGGCGTCTACTTGTCGTTTTTCCTGGCGCTCGGCGGAGCTGGACTTATGCTCCTCTCCCTGCTGCGCGATAGCCAACGCACGTTGGTTTTGGGGGCCATCGCGATATGTCTATCCCTGGTGACTTTGACCGCGACGCAGATGTTGTTCGCCACGCCACGATTCGGGGCGTGCAGTCTGACGTTGGAGATGGACAAGAGTGCGTCATCCTTACGCTTGCCCTGACGATGCCAGTTGGTGATGGGGAGGCGTTCGTCGCCGCGATCGGTGATTTAATCTCCGACCTCGGCTACCAGATCAACGCGAAGCTCGTGGACTGAAAGGTCTCGCATGGTCTGCGTCCTAATAATCTGCGGGTGGTGCGGCGGAGACATTCGACCGCCCGACGACAGTTACCGCGTGATTCGCTCGCGGCCCGCTTGCTCGACGTGTGTCGAGCGCGGAGTTACTGCAGTTGCTTCAAGAGGAGGATCTGATGTCGGAGTTGCACACGACGGACGCAGAAATCGCGTTCGTGCGAGGTCTGGGAACAAACACGCGCGCGGCCATGCGCGCAACGCAAGCGGGCCGCAAAGCGATGCTGGAACAGACCGCGAAGCTGCTTCAGGGGTACCTGCGAAGTCTTCCGTTCCGTAGCCGGCGCGAGTACATCGACTTTCGGCAAGTGGAGACCGCCGCGACTGAGCGGCTTCGAGACGTGCAGCGGGCGCTACTGGCTCTGAACTAGCCGAGCCCTTCGTGGAACGCACGCTTAAACCTCGCCACATCCGCCTGCTCGCCGAAAAAGCGGTGAGCCTCGATGTGGCCAAGGCTCGCGGGTATTGGTCGCTCGACAGCGCCGATGATTTTCCCAAGCTGGGCTGGGCAAGTCGTGGTCGCAACGCGGCGCCAAAGTGGCTTCGCCCACCGGGCCTAACAATTCCCCTGTTCTCCCCGGTCGATCTCGAGATTGGCGAGATCGAGAGTTGTTATTCCCAGTTCCGGCCGGATCGCCCGGTTGAAGACGACAAGGGCAAGACGCGCAAGTACGTAAACCCCTCCGGCACGCGCGCCATCATCGACGTACATCCGGCGTTCTTCGGGACCGATGCGTGGACTGATCGCGACACGCCGCTGTTCATCGTGGAGGGTGTCCCGAAAGAAGACGCGCTTTGGTCCATTGGGATTCCCGCCGTCTCGATTCAAGGGGTCTGGAATTTCACAAGCGAGAACCCTGACACGCACTACCGGGAGATCCTGCAGGATTTCCGGTATCTCCCCGTTGCGGGTCGTGAAGTTGTTATTGGGTTCGACGCGGATGCTTGGACGAATCGCGCGGTGCGCGCGGCTGCGCGCGAGCTGGGACGCATTCTTGGGCGCGGTAACGGCGGCGCTTCTGCGGTTCGAGCTTTACGCCTTCCACACCCTGAGAAGAAGTGGGGTGTGGATGACTTCTTGGCGGACGGCGGCACGCGGGAGTCGCTGCTTGAGCTGATTGTCGATCTCGACAAGCTCGCCCACGGTGGCCTCAGCGTCCAAGCGCTGAGCGAGATCGCGCCGATGCCGCCCGAGTGTTTGTGGGAGCCGTACCTGATCCGCAACACGTTGGGCTTTCTGGATGGTGCGCCTGGCGTGGGCAAGACGTGGATCGCGCTGAGCCTCGCAGCTGCCGTAACAACTGGTGGCTCGATGCCGAGTGCCTTCCGAACGGACAAGGGCAAGATGAGTCGTTGGCCGATCCCGAAAGGCAACGTCGTCTACATCACGCACGAGAACGATCCGAGCACAGCGCTGCGCCCTCGCTTTGATCGACTCGGCGGCGACGCGTCCAAGTTCTTCGTGCTCGCAACTGGGGATCCTGAAAGCGACGCGTTCACGTTGCAAGACATCGAGCCCCTCGAGAAAATGATCGAAGAAATTAAACCCGTGCTCGTCGTGCTCGACCCCATCATGAATTTCCTCGGCGCGAAGACGGATGCACACCGAGACAATGAAGTGCGTCCGCTGCTGTCGAAGCTCATGCGTCTCGCGTCCAACCACCAGACCACGATGCTTGGCATTCGACACTTGCGAAAGGATTCGACGGGGAGCGCGGTGTACGCGGCTGGTGGTTCCGTTGCGTTCTCCGGCACGGCTCGCAGTGTTATTATGGCCGGCCGTTATTTCGGAGAGAACGAGTCGGAGAAGCTCGTGCTCGCCCACTCAAAAACCAACGAGACTCCCGCTGGCGCGTCGCTCGAATTCGCGGTGACGAACGAGGGCAAGGACGATAAGGGGTTCTACAACGTCGCCTTCGAGTGGCGCGGCGTTCTGACTGTGCGCGCAGACGAGTTGGTCTCTCAGAAGGCGCCCACGAAAGCGCCGGCCACAAAGCCTCGGGACAAGCTCGCGAATCTGCTCGTCACCCTGCTCGCACAGAATCCCAACGGCGTCCCGACCACGGTGGTGGCCACCGCGATGAAGAGCATGGAGCTGGCTCCCACGACGCTTAAGCGCGTGGCCGAAGAGATCCGCATCCAGCGTGTGCGCGTGGAGCCGCCGAAAGGCAGTCGATCGCGCAAATCCCCGTATTACGTGTGGAAGTACCTGGAAGGCGAGGAACCGGCGAAGGGTCGAGATTCTGTAGATATTTCACAGAATACCCCTAGCGCGAAGTTTTGATCCGCGGTAAGATTCCCTCGCATTGATTGGGACACATTCAACACGAGGAGTTTTAAAATGACGCCGTCCCGGTTCCCGAAGGAAATCACCATCTCCGTCCCGCAGATCCCGAAGATGCCGAAGGCTCCGGCGTCGAAGGTCGACCGCCTGTACGAGCTGCGCGAGGCACGCCTCGCTTTCGGCCGCGCCATCGGGGAGGCGGAGAAGCTCCTGAGCCGCATCAAGGAAGTCGAGGAGGAGATCGCCCTGGAGCTGTCCGCAGAGCTGCGCAAGCTCGGCGGCGCGACGAAGCTCTCCGGCGAAGTGGCGACGTTCGCCCCCAGCACGACCCCGGTGTACGCAGTGGCTGACTGGGATGCGTTCTATGCCCACATCAAGAAGAACGACGCTTGGGATCTCCTGGAGCGCCGCCCGGCTCGCGCCGCTTTGAATGCCCGGTTCGATGAGCACAAGGCGGTCCCGGGCATCCAGCAGGACCGCAAGTTCTCCTACTCGCTGACCAAGGCGAGCCGCTAAGCCAACAAAAACCCTAATAAGAAAGGAGGTGGTAGCAACGAGCATCGAGCCAGCTTCGGGTCTGAGAGCGGACAGGACCGCTCGATCCTCAGCTCGGCGTCCTCCGAGTCGAATCTTGCGGCTGGTCACGCAAGCGAAGCTCGATCTGGTTCGATGGCCGTTGCTATCACTGGAAAGAGAATGAAGACGAAAGTTTCCATCGAGAACGCGAAGGACTACAAGCTGACGAAGCAGCTCTTCGACGCTGCTTACGCGCGTGAAGTCATGTCCGCTTGCAAGGGCAACGTCACCGAAGCTGCCCGCTTCGCCGGCAAAGAGCGCAAGGACTTCTACGATCTGCTCAAGCGTGCAGAGGTTTCTCCGCAGGAATTTCGAGAATGACGCGCAGTCGTGAAATCGAAGCGGCACTCTGGAGCCGGATCTCCGATCCGGGGTTGCCCGAGCAGTCAAGGAGCCTCACCTACCTGACGCTGGTGCTCCTGGACTTGGCGGAGAGCGTGGCTTCGATTCAAGCGGCACCCGCTGCGTCGCCTGTGAGCGCGGAACCGTCCGTTGAAACTCGAGAATCCCTCGCCTACCTCAGTCAGTCTCTGGCCGAGTACCAGGACATTCTCACGCGCGAGCCGACAGCGCGCATGCCGTGGGGAGCGTTGCGAGAAAAAGGGGAGCAGCTCCGAGCCGCCATCGAGGACGTTCAGCGTCGAGGCCTGTAGGAGGACGACAATGCTTGATTCTTTGTTGCGTTGGATCGACAACCGAGGCGGTGCGGTTTGGATTCGAGATAACAATTACCTGAAGCGCCACTTCATCGTCTCCTCCAAACACTTCGGAGTTCTGCTGCACGAGTGGCATGGCTCCGATCCCGATCGGCCGCATTGCCATCCCTGGTGGAGTGTCAGCATTCCACTGCGCGGATATTTGTTGGAACATTTCCACGACGACACTGTTCGGCACTTGGAGTTTGGACGAATCGCCATTCGCACGTCCCGAGAGCTGCACCGAATTGTGGTGCCGAAGCAGCGCACGCGCCCGGTGACGCTCTTCATACACGGTCCTGTGCGCCGAAAGTGGGGTTTCATTGCGCCCGCATCGGAGTGGCGTGATCGGTTCTGGGTTTCCGCGACATCCCTGGGAATTGAGAATTCGCGGAGGCAGCTTCGGGGATGGTTTTTCCCCCGGATTTCAAGCGAATGAAAGAAGACGTCGTCTTCGGAATGACAAGACTGCCACATGTACCGCCAGAGAAACGAACGGAGTACGCACGACACATCCGCGAGTTGTCTTCGGTCATTCCGCTCGAAGATGCCTTGTCGATTTTCGTCTCCGAGGCCGCTGGGCGTGGCTGGCCTTCTGGGGCCCACGTCGAGATTAGAATTCGCACAGCGATCATTGCGCTGAGACAGGATCCAGCGTAGGTTCGAAACACTAAATCCCAAAATTCTCACTCGCGTGATTTCGAGCTTGCTAAGGCAGCAAGTCTCCACCGACGTGGGGAATGTGCAGGAGCACAGCAACATGGCAAAGATGACGAAGACCCGTCAGGAGACGGGTGCTTTGGTGGCACGGGGAAATACCCCGTCCGCTCTGATGGTCCCCGGCTCGGGGCATGTGCCCGAGGGCTGGGAAGCGCGCATTCAGCAGTACGCGAAGCGCGACGCGGCTACGGCGAAGGGCGCCGCTGGTTGGCCCTACATCAGCACGAAGGGCGGCGTCTTCAAAGTCGAAGAGACGCGTCTCGAAGAGCTTCCGCCGATGATCGTCCTCGGCACTGTTTTCGAGAACAGCTTCTTCGCAGGGCTGTACGACGCGGACCACGCGTCGGCACCGACCTGTTTCGCGATCGGAACCGAGGAGGAGAATCTCGCTCCGCCGGAGTCCCTCGGCGATCAGCGTCAGTGCATTCAGACGGAGCCGACGAGCCCGAAGTGCTCGGGCTGCTGGGCCAACGTGTTCGGAACCGGAGAACGTGGCAAGGGCAAGGCGTGCAAGAACACGCGACGCCTCGCGCTGCTGCCCGCAGACGAGTTGTCTGTGGGGAGTCTCTCGCAGGCGCAGTGCTTCATGCTGCGTCTCTCTGTGACGAGCGTGAAGCAGTACGCCTCGTACGCCAACAAGGTGGCGCGATCGCTGGAGATCCCGCTCTTCATGCTGCGGACGCGGATCCGGATCGAGCCCGACCCGAAGACTCAGTTCAAGATCCTCTTCGAGCCGTACGACATCGTGGAGCAGGACGGTCGCGTCCTTCCCCTGCTGATCGGAGATTCCGATCTGCTGACCGCGATCGAAGGCCGCGTGAAGGAAGCTGAGAACTTCCTGATGCAGGTTCCGAGCGCCCGCGACGATGAGAGCGAGGGTGCTCCGAAGCGTCGCGCGGTGGCTCCCGCGCCGCAGCGCAAGCCGCAGATTGGCCGCGCCGGCACGTCTCGCAAGGCGTCGGATGCGCCCGCCACGGGCGGCGTGAAGCGCGCAGCCACGGCGAAGTACTAGCTCCGAGGTTGTCGAGTCGTCGTAGCCTTCTTCGCATTCCTCCACCTGGCACCCCCATCCCAGGAGCGGAGAGGCGACGGCGGCTCGACTTCCTCTCTCGTTGTTGGGGTGTTCTCTGACTGCTCCGATCGCAATCGACTTCGAGACTAAGCCGATCAAGCCTAGGCCCGAGTATCCCCCGGAGCCCGTGGGCGTCGCGATTATGGAGCCGGGCTCGAGGCCAACGTACCTTGCCTGGGGTCATCGCGGCGGGAATAACACCTGCACGAAACGTGAAGCCGCCGTGCGGCTGCGAGCGCTGTGGAAGAGCGGGAGACCGCTTCTGTTCCACAATGCGAAGTTCGACATCGATGTGGCTGAGACGTTCTTCGATCTGAAGCGGCCGGCCTACGACAACTTCTTCGACACCATGCTCGAAGCTTTTCTGTATGACCCAAATTCGCGTGAGCTGGGATTGAAAGAGCAAGCGACTGTTCACCTCGCCATGCCACCGGAAGAGCAGGACGAGGTCGTCAAGTGGCTGATGAAGAACATCCCAGCGCTCAAGCGGAAGAAGAAGGAAGCGAAGGCGAATCTTTGGCTCGCCCCGGCCAACATCGTTCGCCCGTATGCGATCGGGGATGTGGTTCGAACTCGCAAGCTTCACGACTTCTTCTTTCCGTGGCTGCGAGATTCCCAGGTGCTCGAAGCGTATGATCGCGAGCGACGATTCATGTACGTCATCCTCGACATGGAACGTCTGGGTGTTCCCATTGACGCAGATCGTTTGCGGACGAGTATCGAGGGGGCTGACGGGCTCAATTGGACGAATTCTCTGAGAACGGTCGAAGACTGGATCGTGAAAGAGTTGCGTCGACGCTCGCGTCGAACCGGCGAGATCAATCTCGACTCGAACGAAGAGTTGGCCGACGCGCTTGAAGCGGCTCGACTTGTTAGGCCCGGAAACTGGGTGATGACGGAACCCACTGCCGACTTCGCGCAGGGTCAGCGATCCGTTTCGATCGAAAATCTTGGGAAGGCTATCGAGGATCCCCTCGTCTATGGGGCGCTTCGATATCGCGCGTCGCTTGCGCACTCGGTGCGGACCAACGCGCGACCGTGGCTTGCAATGGCGGGTGCGGGTTCCAGCATCTACCCGCAGTGGAATCAAGTGCGCCAGGCCTCGACGGGAACGACGCGCAGGCAGATCGGCGCCCGCACGGGACGCGTCAGCTCCACGCCGAACGCGCAGAATCTTGCGAACGAGCCGATGCGGATCTTCTTCGATGCGTCGAAGATGCAGCAGGCGCTTGAGTTAGCGGAAGCAAACAAAGAAGAGTGGAGAGCGCTGCTGATGCCCCCGGACTTGGAGGGGAAGATCTCGCCGCTTCCGTGGATGCGTGACTTTGTGATCCCTGATGTCCCAGAGCGGGCGCATCTGAGCGTGCTCGGGGATCGAGACTACGCCCAGCAAGAGTTGCGAATTCTCGCGCACTTTATGGAAGGTGCGGCTCTCGAGATTTACAAAGAGAACCCAGAGACTGACTTTCATCAGATGGCGACAGACGAGTTGCACGAGCGCTACTCGCACCTCGCGCACTACAAGCGCAGCAAGGTCAAAGCGGTGGTGCTCGCGATCATTTATGCGCGCGGCATTCCTGCGTTGGCTGCCCAGCTTGGGATCACCATCGAAGAGGCCCGGCAGCTGAAGAATGCGATCTTGTCGCTCTTCCCCGGAGTGAAAACTCTGATGGACAACCTGCGTCGCCGAGCGGCACTGGAGCAACCCATTCGTACCTGGGGAGGCCGGGTCTACTACGTTGAACCACCGGTCGAAATCATCGACAAGATCTCCAAGCTTCCGCGCTTGCAGACCTTCGAGTACAAGATGATCAACACGCTGATCCAAGGCAGCGCGGCCGACAACACGAAGGAAGCGATGATCCGCTACCACGAAGACCCGAGGCGTCAGGGTCGCATGCTGCTTCAGGTTCATGACGAGCTGGTGATGACGGGCAGACGCGAAGGTTTCGACGCTGAGATGTCGCTTCTGCGGGAACACATGGAGAGTGTCGAGTTCGACGTGCCGATGAGAACGGAAGGGGAGTGGGGTCCGACGTGGGCTCAGCTGTCGCCGTATAACGATCAACGCTGAGAGGCAAAGCAATATGGTGAAGAGAACAGTGGTGAAGGCCGGCGAGGAAACGCGCCCGCGTCTCAAATCGTGGAGCTACTCCACGTACACGCAGTACGAGGGTTGTCCGGCCCGTGTCTACTACGGGAAGATCCTGAAGCTTCCGGATCCCTTGGGCCCCGCGGTTGAACGCGGAAATCAAATCCACGTGCTCGCCGACCGTTATCTGAAAGGAATCCTTCAAGAGTTTCCCGCGAAGGGGGTAGGGAAGGAATGGCATGCGTACAGGGAGCACCTCGACGCGCTCAAAGACCTGAGCCGCATGAAGTCGGAATCTGACATGACGTTCACGCGTGAGTGGCGAAAGACGCACTGGCGTGATTGGGACGGCGCCTGGGTTCGGATGAAGCTCGACGTTGAGGCCTTTCACTCCAAGACGCATCTGCTCGTGGTGGATTTCAAATCCGGGCAAGATCGTGATTACTCGAAGCAGCTAGAGCTGTACGGTCTCGGAGGTTTCAAGCAATACCCCTCGGTCAAGGAGGTCACTGCGGAGATCTGGCTCGTGGATCAGCCGAATTCTCCGAACGCCATTCGAGGTATCAACTTCACACGAGCGACGGACGAAAAGCGCTTGCAGACAACGTGGGAGGGGCGCGTGGAGAAGATGATGGCGGACGAGACGTACAAGGCTCGGCCGAGTCGCGCGTGCTCCTGGTGCCCATTCTCGAAGGCAAAGGGTGGCCCCTGCACCGAAGCATGAAAGGCAGAGCGTGACAAAATGGCTGGCCGAAAAGAGCCCGTTCTCGAGCGGGTCATCGAAGCAGCGGGAGATGCTGAAGCCCGCCGCTGTGGATTGGTCTCGCTCAAGCTCAACTTCCGAGGACGAAGGAGCTGGCCAGACCGCGCTTACCTTGCCCAAGGCGGACGAATCCTTTTCGTGGAGTTCAAAAGACAAGGGCAGTCGCCGAGGCCGGACCAAGAGCGGACGATCGGACTCCTCCGCCGCCTCGGTTTCCAAGTCGAGGTCATCGACCAGAGCGACCGTGCTCGGCAAATCCTCCGAGAGTTCGCAGTGGGATGCGCCGAGGCGATGGACTCCGAAGCCGTACCACGAGCGCGCGGTTCAAGCGATGGTGAGCAACCCAGCATACGGGCTGCTTCTCGATCCCGGGCTCGGAAAGACGGCCGTCACCCTCGCCGCGTTCAAGCTGTTGAAGAAAGCGGGAATTGTTAGGCGGGCTTTGGTCATTGCCCCGCGTCTCGTCTGCGCCGACACCTGGCCAGGGGAGATCGAGAAGTGGTCCGACTTCAACGGCTTGCGGACCGTGTTTCTGCACGGCCCGAAGAAAGAGCAGCTTCTTGCTTCTGACGCGGACATCTTTCTGCTGAACCCAGAGGCAGTGGATTGGCTCGCTCAGAAAGACCATCTGGGGCGCCCGAAGCGGGAGTGGCCGGGTGGTTGGCCGGAGATGCTTGTTATAGACGAGAGCACCCGCTTCAAGCACGGGAACACGCAACGTTTCAAGACGCTGCGGAAGATCCTCGGACGCTTTGAACGAAGGTACATCCTCACAGGATCCCCTGCCCCGAATGGCTACGGCGATCTGTGGGGACAGATCTACCTACTCGACTTCGGTGCGCGCCTCGGTGAGTACATCACTCGCTACCGAAACAAGTACTTCACGCAGAGCGCAGACGGGTACGGGTGGGTGCTTGCCAGCGATGAACACGCGCACGCCATCGAAGATCAGATCAGCGACATCGTTCTTCGCCTAGCGGCCGAAGATTACCTCGACATGCCGCCATTGATCGAGAAGACGATCCCCGTTTCGTTGCCGCGCGAAGCGATGTTGGCCTACGAGCAAATGGAAGACAGCTTCGTACTGCAGATGCAGGAGGGTGAGATCTCCGCGGCGAATGCTGGTGTGCGTTCAGGGAAGCTTCGCCAGATCGCCAACGGTCGCGTGTACGTCTCAGACATCCCGGGTGTGCCCGCAGACCCGAAGAATCGAAAGTATGGCGTCGTTCACAACGCCAAGATCGAGGCTCTCCTTGATCTGATCGAGGAGCTGCAAGGGCAGCCGCTGATGATCGCCTACGAGTTCGAGCACGATCTCCACGCGCTGCGGAGCGCGCTGGGCGATCACCTACCGATCCTGGGTCAGGGCGTGACAGACAAGCAGGCAAGGCAGATCGCGAGTGACTGGAATGCCGGAAAAATCCCCTTACTGCTCGCGCATCCGGCCTCAGCGGGGTGGGGTCTGAACCTCCAGAACGGGGGGCATCACCTCGCGTGGTTCTCCATTACCTGGAACCTTGAACACTACATGCAGCTGGTCGCCAGGCAGTGGCGGCAAGGCCAGAAGTTCCCGGTTTTCGTTTACCTCCTTGCAGCGCGTGGAACGGTGGACTATGACGTTATCGCCGCTCTAGAAACGAAAGATGCTACGCAGCGAGCACTTCTGGAGGCGCTGAAGAAACGCCGAAAAGAAAGGAAAAGGGGATGACGGCCCTGACCCCGTACGATTGGAGTCGCATGTACCAAGAGCCCAACGTAGAAAAGTGGCATCGCAGGTTTCTCTCTCTGTGCCTCGAAGTCGCCAAGTGGTCGAAAGACCCGAGCACGAAGACCGGCTGTCTCATCGTGGACGATCGTCGCCGTATCCTTTCCACGGGGTACAACGGGTTCGCTCGCGGCGTCGAAGACACACCGGAAAGGTACGAGAACCGTGAGTTGAAGTACGCCTTTGTGGTTCACGCGGACCTCAATGCGATCTATTCTGCCGCCGCGAACGGAGTGAGCGTCGACGGCTGCACGATGTACCTGACCGGACCTCCATGCGCGGAATGCTGTAAGGGGATCATCCAGGCGGGAATCAAGCAGGTGATTTGGCCGGAAGACAACCCGTTCGAAAAAGACGAGGCCACGCGGGCACGCTGGGCTGTCTCACTCGACAACTCGAACACGTTGTTGCGTGAGGGTGGAGTTCGGAGCTGGAGGATGCCCAGCGAATGACCCCCAAGCTCTACAACATGCAGATCGCGAAGCTACGGAAGCAGTGCCGCCTACTGGCGCAGCAGCTGCTTCGAGAACGCGCGCGACTCGAGGAGTTGCTGGAAGCCCGCCCGGACATGGGTGGCTATTCCTGGACGCCAGAAACTCGCGAAGACGTAGAGAGTCTGTCCGTGCTCCGCGACCGACTCGCGAAGATCCCCAATGAACGCGAGATCGACGAGCAATGGCTTGCTGAGATCGAGAAGCTCGCGAACGATGTCCCAAAAAGCGTGAACAAAGGAGTACGCGCATGACGGCAGGAGAGCGGTACGAGTACGTGGAAGTCGAGGATGTGATTCGCTCGACGGACAAGGCTCTGTTGGTGAAGATCGATGGCGACGAGTACTGGTTGCCAAAGTCACAGGTGCTCAACGCGGACGAAGTAGACCCCGGAGTTTTCGGAACCCAGGAACTCGAGATCTCGCGCTGGTGGCTGAAAGAGCAGGGTCTCCTGTGAGCGGCCCTCTACCGATTCGCGTCTACCTGATTGCGCGCACAGCGCTGACTCACGACTTCAATCACTGGCTGGCGAGCGAGCACGGGGTAGACCAAGAGAGTCTCGGTATGGATCGACAGTTCCCCGGGGCCAACCTCGTCGGAGCTGCCGCGAAGAATTGCTACCGCTCGTTCGAGCCCGGGTTGAATCCGAATGTCACCAAGGTTCGGCGCGACTGGGTTGACTATTTCGACCACGTCCTTTCCTCGGGCCATGGATCCGTGCTTGAGCACTCGACGTACAGCTTCGCGCTCGAAGGCGTGACTCGAGTCTTCACGGCGGAGATGAATCGGCACCGCGCCGGCTGGGCGATCAGTGAACGCTCGCTTCGATACTACCGATTGGACGATCTGAACTACTGGATGCCCGAGAGTCTTTACCCCTTGGAGGACGACTCGCAGGATCTTCGTGAGCGCAAAGCTCGGACCGCGGAGATTCTGCGCGAGACGTTCGAACGAGCGGAGGAGACCTACCGCGAGCTGAACACGCTGTGGGAGATCGAGAAGCTTCCCTTCCACGAGAAGAAGAAGCTGACCTCGCTCTTCCGTCGCATCGTTCCCATGGGCGTCTCCACGGCTGGAGTTTGGACCGGAAACGCCCGGGCGCTCAGACACGTGATCGCCACGCGCGCCGTACCCGAGGCGGAGGAAGAGATCGCCGTGGTGTTCTCTCAGATTGGGAAGATCATGGTGGAGCAGGAGCCCCTTCTCTTCGGGGATTTCAGCGAAGAGAATGGTTACTACACCCCCAAGTACAGAAAGGTCTGACCTATTGGACGCAATGATCGACATTGAGACCCTGGCAACGAGTGAGAGAGCCGTCGTTCTATCCATCGGCGCTTGTCAATTCTCGCTGGCGGAAGCTCGGATCGTGGAGAGCAACTGCTTCTACGTCACTTTGGGTGCGGAGTCGCAGAAGAACCGTGAGATCGACCCCAGCACGGTGATTTGGTGGATGCGCCAAGACTCTCGTGCGCGGGAGGAGTGGATCGACTCGAAGAAACCGCTGGCCAATGGCCTCGCGGAGCTTTCCGGGTGGCTGCAACTCAACAAGGTCTCCGCGGTCTGGGCGAATAGCCCGACCTTTGATCTTACGATCCTTCGGCATGCGTACGTATCGATGGGATTCCCGGTGCCCTGGCACTTCCGCGACGAGCGCGACGTTCGAACACTCGTGCAAATGGGCAAGCTTGCCGGAGTCAAGAAAGTCTCGGACGCGGAGCGTCGAGGCGTCGCGCACAATGCCTTAGACGATGCGAAGCATCAGGCGTCCTACTGCATCGAGCTGTGGCGCGCTCTTAGGAGGAGCTGATCCGTGAGCACCAAAGAAACGAACCCGAAAGACTCGGTCGGGGTAAAGAAGGCCCCCATGTCCACGGTCTCGAGTCTCGTCCTTGCCGAGCTTGGCGTGGCGATGCTGGAGGGGGCGCGAAAATATGGGCGCCACAATTATCGCGTCTCGGGCGTCCGAGCTTCGGTGTACAAGGACGCCCTCGACCGTCACATGACAGCGTGGTGGGAGGGAGAAGACCTAGATCCCGACTCGGGGCTCAGCCATGTCACCAAAGCCATCGCATCTCTGTTCGTGCTTCGAGACGCGATGATCTGCGAGATGATGGAAGACGATCGACCTCCACGCGGAGCACCTGCCGGCTGGTTATCCGAACTGAACAAGAAAGCCGCTGAGATCATTGATCGCTACCCGGACGCCAAAGAGGCGTTCACGGAGAAAGGCAGGGTATGAGAGCACGAACGGAACGTCGTTTGCGGGAGAGACTCGCAGCGGCTCAAACCAAGAGAAACGGAGACAACATGCCCCCTTCGCAACCCATGAGCGAGTACATCTCGGGAGAGATTATCTTCACGCAGGGAGACTCTCTCATTGTCGGTCGCTGTACGATGCAGCAACTGGCCGTCGACGGCGACATTATGGTTGTCTTGATCGAGAAACTTGCTCCCGAAGTGACCCACGTATTCCTCATGAGCAGGGTGGAACGACTTAAGCTCGTTGCCTCTGCTATCGAAAGGGTTGGTCTATGATCGACCCTGACTACTACGGTGACGTGGTTCGTCGCGTGAAGAATGCAGGCATCTCGATTCCCAAGACTCCTGGTCTTGCATCAGAGCATCTTCGTGCGTCGATCTCGGAGACGCTGATCGAAGACGCCACGTTTCTGCGAGGCAACATCGACGTTGTCGAGTACGCCATACTGATCATGTCGTCAGTGAATGCGCTGCTCTTTCTCGCTGCTTGCTCTGGGCTTCCCTTCGACCGAGTGTGGGAGGTCGGGGAGAATCACCTGAGGAAGGTTACCGTGGACGCCCAAGATACGGCGTTGTTTCGCGCGCAGCTGGAGCAGGTGCTTGGACTTTCTTGAGCTACCAGAGTCCCAGATCGCTGCACGTTTCCCGGTAACCGCAGCGCACACAAATGAGCTTGCAGTTCTGACCAATCATCTGCGCACCGCAACACAGGCAGATGTACTGCATCGAGTACTTGCTCGCGCGCAGGTCGACAGCATCAATGGTTGCTGGACGTGGCTCGGAGCTCGAGCCGGTGGAAATCGCGGTTGGGACAAAGGCGGGGGGTATGGTCGCATTCGCAACAACGACGGGCATCACGTATACGTACATCGATTGATCTTGGAGCTTGTGCGACGGAGTCCCCCAGACTGGATCCTTCCCCACGAGCTTGTCGTGCATCACATGTGCCTCAATCGGCTGTGTTTCAATCCGCTCCACGTAGCGTGGACCAGCGTTTCAGAAAATGCGCGTGAAGCAACGGGGGTGCGGTTGTCATCGCCGCTGCGCCTTGCGGACGAGCACGAACCAGTGTGGTGACGCCGGGGCCCGCGGGGAGGAGTACCCGCGAACCCCGGCGCCGATCGCTGCGCAACCCAGCCCCAAGGCGCGCGCGACCCTACCCCTGAGCCGCCGCGGCTTTCCGCCGGGTGACCTCATCGGCCGATCGCTTGGCGAGCATCCGATTCATGTCGAGGAGGGCCAGGAACTCATCGGGCGTGGGGTCGCGCCCCTCTTTGAGCAGGGACTCCACGATGTCGCGGGTTCGCTGGAAGTGCGCGACCTCTTCGCCTACGAGGCCAACGAGCGAAGCGAGTCCGTCGATCAGCTGGACGATGGCCAGGATGCCCATGGCTCAGCCCTCCGCCTTGGCCCGCGCAGCACGGGCCTCCAGCTCGCGCGCGAGGCGTCGAAGGGACGCTGACGCGGCGGCGTAGTCGAATGTCGCTCCTGTGGCGGTTCTGGAAGCTTCAACCACCTCCACGGCGGCCACTGTCTCCTGCACCACCTTGTCGATGGCGAAGGCGACTCGATCCGGGGTGCTCGGATTGGTGACGACAGCCACCTGAGCGATTAGCGCCGCCTGAATGTCCAGCAGAGCCCCGTAGTAGAGCTGCTGCTGGGTCGCCTCGCCCGAGCGCGCCAGTTGCGACGTGGCGCAGCCCGTGGTCGTCGCCAGGGCGGGGACCAAGGCCAGGGAGATCAAGAACGCGAGCGCGTGGGGCTTGAGGCGCATCAGGCAAGCGCCCGGCGCAGCCCCAGGACCGCGAGGATCTGACCAACCAGGGATACGAGGTTCACGCTCTGCTGCGCGAGGTCGCTGCCCTGCGCGGCTGCTTGCTGACCCATAGCGGTGAGCCCAGCCGGAAGAAGCCCGTTGGCCTCAGCCACCTGCCCGAAGGCCAGGAGTGCGAGGCCCCACGCGGTCATCGACTTGTAGACGGGCTTGTCTTTGAGAAGCGTCATGAGTGAACTCCTGCCTCTCGAGAGTGAGAGGATGCTTTGGGTGGCGTCTGAAAATAGCGCGCTTCCAGAAAGCAGTCCTACCGGCTAGCTCGGCGTTCTAAGAGCACTAGCTGCTCCAGCACGGCGATCATCTTGTCGAGCTTCTCGTTCTGTTTCCGCTCCGCCTCAGCATGCTCGCGCATCGAACGCATGTGCTCGCGCGGCAAGGGCGTCCCCGTCACAGCGTCGATCGGGGCCATGCCGGCATGAATCTCTGAGGTCTGCTGAGCCAGTGCCATGAACGCTTGCCGAGATTCCTGATCCATGTCCTGGGGTCGAGTGGGGAGTGGTGCGGGCTGTACGACGCCCAACCGAATGCCCATCTCGATCAGCGCGTACAGCGTCCCGATCGTCACGGCGGTGCCCAGCCCTGCCTTTTTCAGCTTCGCAGGGGCGTCTTCCCCGAAAACCGACAAATCAGCACCCATGATCCAGCGCCTCCCAGGCAATTAAAAAGACCCTTAACAAGTACCGTGTTCTGCGTTTCGTGACATCATTTACCCTAGTCGATCTTCTGGATCAGGAACCGAGCTTCTTCGATGTCAACGTTGCCACCGCTCGACTGCGTGACGCGGACTTTCAACACGTCCGTGGCAACGAGGGAGACACTGGCTACGAGGTTTCCCGCGAAGCTCTCGCCGTTGGCCACGGTGCGCTGGATGAACTCCGGGATCGCCGTGCCGTTCTTCGTGACTTCGATCAAGAGCGGCATGCTCGCGCCGGGCGAAGCCATGTCGATGAAGGCCGCGACGAGATACTCCCCGTCCCCGTCTGTGGGACAGGTGAAGGACTCTCGGACGCTGAGCGTTCCACTCGCGTGGTCGTGCCACGTTCCCACGTCGAAGAGATCTGCTGCATCAAAATCCACGAAGGTGGCAGTCGCCGTCGCTAGAGACTGCGTCGCAGTTCGTGCGCCTTTGACTCGGGCTTGCTTCGGGAGATCGACAAACCCAGACCCGTCGACGAAGACAGCAGCGGATCCAGCGTTTGAGATGCCGAAGGTGTTGTTGCCATTTCGGTAAATGCCCGTGTCGGTGTCCAGGCGGAACACGAAGTCAGGCAGCGACGCCGACCCGTCGTTCACTGCCATCGGGCCGATGGCATTGCCGACGCCGTCTGAGACAAAGCCTGAAACCAGGCGCTCAATCGCCACGAGACGATCGGTGAAGTTCTTGTGCGTACGCGCGGTCCACGTCGGGGACTGCACGGGCCGGACGAGCATCCGCTCGTACTCATCCCCGTCAAAGAACACCGCTTGGTACGGGGTCGTCGTGGGGTCGTAGTTGACGACAGCGGTGTACGCGGAGCCGTTCCACGTTGCCGTACCGACATCGTGTAGTCGCTGGCCGGCCAGGGTCTCGACGTAGATCGTCCCGTTGATGTCGATGGCCACGTACCGAGTGCCCGCACCGCCAGAACCAGCCATCGTGGCGCCGCCGGATCCGTTCTTGATCGGGGCGCCCGAACTCAAGAACGTGCCGCCCGTGATCACTAGGTTCGAGGTCGGGGAACCAATGGAAATACGGAAACTGTCTGCACCGACGCGACCGGTGGTAGCGACGCCTCCTGCCCGCGTCGGATCGTTGAACACCGCTTGCTCGATTCCGACTGCAGAAGCTGCCCCCTGAACCGCTGCGACCTCGTCGATGATCGCGTTGATCGTATTTCGCAGCGTCGTGAAGTTGGTGTCGAAGTCCGTCGCATACTGCGTGTACGGTGGAGTTCGAAGACCGCTCTGACCACCTGCGAAGTTGACAAGGTAGGTGGTGAGGGAGATCTGGATCTTGGTTGCCATCGATGTGTCCTCTGCTTACGGAACCGGAACCCCGTAGGCGTTCAGGATTCTCGAGTAGTTGAACGGTGTCGTTCCGTTATTGAAGATGACGCCGAGCGTCGCACCCGCAGCGAGAGTGGCGTAATAACTGAAAGGGACAAGCTCCGTGGTGAACCCGCTTAGAATCGGAGTCCCACCCCCGGTGTTTCCGAACGTGTACAGGATCTTGGAGTTGATCCCTGCCACGCGCTCGCCGGGCCCGATCACTTCGACGCGTCCGCGCGCTGTGCGTCGCAGCGTCACCGGAAGACCAATCTGGGCGTAGAAGTGGTCTCGTCCGCTCGACTTCACGGGGACGTCTCTCAGGATCTTCCCCACCCCGATATCGACATCCACCACCCACACGCCCGAGACGTTCCCATCCATGTTGAACAGCACCGGGTTGGACAGGCACACTCCAGGCAGAGTGTCCTTGGTCGTTCTGATTTCACGCGAGATCAAACGCTTGAGAGTGCTCATTCGTAGATCCCCGGTGTGATCTCGTGGCAATCCAACGTGGTGAGTGCCGAGGCATCATTGTCTGGGGTGTACGAGTGCGTGACTCGAGTAATCAGGAAGCGACGACCATCCGGCATTTCGAATGTGTCGTCGGGCTCAAGCGCTAGATCCTGAACCATCTCGATCGTGCGCGGATGCGCGCGAGCTTGCTCCAAGAAGAGCAACTCTCGAGCCACAGTTTCTGCAATAGCCTGCGTGTTGATGAGATGGTTCTCAACCGTTTGCTGAGACTCGTCGAACTGCCCGACCCCAGAAATTCCAGCTGTGGCGCGGATCTCCTTGAACACGTACTCGATGGGATCGCCGAAGTACTCGTAGTGGCCGCGACCGATGCGAGACATAAGCCACAGCGCTGAGATCAGCGACGTGGCCTCGATGATGCGGCCGACCGGGATCGTGCTGCCACCCAGGGGCGGTACAAGATCGGGGTACGCAGCGAAGGTGATGTACACGATGAGCAGAAACGTGATCAGCCACGGGGCGAAGCCCGTATCAATTCGAACCCGGACTCCGATTGTTCCCCCGCCAGGCCCCGGAGTCGCGATGAGGGTGAATGACTCGCCGCCGCCAAGAATGGTCAACCCGCCGTTGACCGACTTGTGGACGAGCACCGACGCATTGTCGAGTACGAGCGTCTTATCCTCGGCCCAGAAGACGTTGAAGTCTTCCTTGTCCGTGAAAAATCCTGTGGTGAGCTGGGTTTCCGCAATCGACTGATTGGGTTGCGTGACCTTGGACATCAGAGCTTCGAGGCCAATCACGATGACCATGTTGGCGGGGGTGACGTTGCTCCACGGATGGTCAATGGAACGAATGAGCTGGTAGTCCGCATAGAAACGCGTAGGCGGAACCGAAGTCGTGGACTGCTGTTGCGTCAGAACTCCGCGACCGTCGAACCTAGGCTTGAATAAGCTCGGGAGCATGAGTTTCGCCAACATCGTGATCGGAGTCTCTTCCACGAGCTGGACCGAGTCGTGCCCGAAAAGCGTAGAGCCCCAACTCGAAAAGCTGTACTCGTCGGTCGACAGCCCCATGTTCTGCTGCGCGATTTGCTCGGCTGCGAAGACGTGCGTATCGATGCGCGTGAACACGTCACTCGTCTGGTTGAAGCGCATGAAGTGCGCCTCTCGAGAGACGGCACGCACCTGCGCAAAGCTCTCAGCCTTCACGCGGGAGCGGGTGTAGCCCGTCTGACCCACGATCTCGCCGGTGAAGACGAGAGGCCACAAGGTGTCGCTCACTCTTCGATCGCCCCAGGTCACGGTGATCACGTTGCCAGCGCGCAGGTATCGAGCGAGGTACGAACTCCAATTCGGTGAGCTGGGCGTCAGGTTGCTCAGAATGCTCGGGTCGAACAGCCCGACCTCGTCCACAATCGACACCGTCAACGAGGAAGCCGCGATCCCGGAGTTGAGGTAGTCGCCGGCTTCCTCCGTGAGTTGGACGTTCGTCACGTACTCCGTGATGTCGAGCGGGCCGGTGATAGGAATCAGCGGCGCCGACCCATACCGGTTGAACAGCACCACGTCTCGCATCGTGTTGACGCCGTTACTCGATCGGATGTCGTACACAAGAACGCGAACGCTGGGCTGCCGCTCCGTGGACTGGGGCTCCGTGTAGATCCAATGGAGGTCAGCGGGAAGCGGCCGAGGCATTAGACAATGCTCACGACGCGGAAGGTCAGCGTCACAGGGCGATCGAGGAACGTCGTCGGGGATACATCGAGTCCGTAGCCCGGGTGCTCAATCACGGATCCGCCTTGACCCGAGTATTTGCGGACGTCGAATTTCGACGGAGCCCCAGAGCCGAGCTGAAGGTCGAGGATCTCGATGTTGTACACGTCCGTTGACTCGTCTCGAGGCTCCCACTGGATGTAGACGGGGTTCACCACGGAAAAGGCCGGCGGGTTGATGAAGTAGTTGTAGAGCAACCGAAAGAAGAAGGTGGGCATGCTCAGCTCACCTTCCCACGTCTCGGTCACGATCACGTCCTGCTGATTCTCTTCGAATCGCACAAGCTTGGAGTCATCGATCGTTCGCACGAGCGTCGCGAGCGGGGAACGCAGCACCTGCGCATCGAAGTTTCCACGACGATCGGGATTCCGGAAGTAAACAAGCGGCGGCATGAGAGCGCTGTTGGGGTGTACGAGGCGTCGCAGCGCCCCCGGCGTACCAGTCACACCAGCCGGCAAGAGCTGCACCGTCGTCGACGCGGTGGTCACGGTCCCCTGAAGAATCGGGTAGGTTCGAAAGCTCACTAGGGTTCTCCTGCGATGCGGGCCTGAATCGTAACATTTGCCCCCGCATCAGCTTCGTCAGTCGAAGCGGTGTACGTCCCGTAGATCTGTCCCGACGCATCTGCGACGAAGTTGTTATTGGCAGGCTGCGTGATCGAGCCCGGACTCGGAGCAACGAGCACGAAGGGCAGAAAACTGGCCCCCTGCGCGGGGAGGCCAGATACCGCGTCGGTAACGAGCCCAGTGATATTCGCTCCCCCGTTGATTCTGGGCACCCGGTCGAGTGAGACCGTGAGGTTCGGTGTGAAACCCAGCGGCTTACTGACGACCACAAACGAGGAGCGGTGCGGACCCGGTGTGATGCTCCCATTGGCTGCTTCGAGCGTGAACAACCAGGCTTCCGCGCGCATGGGCTGCGTGGCGGGCAGCGTGGTGCGCCGGAGCCAAATCGGCCGGTAGCCCGTGGGATTACTGGTCACCGTACCCACATCGAAAGACAACTCAGCGGTGGCGTAATCGGCGGGGCGAACCCACATCGCAGGCTGCGTGCTGAACGAATTCCCGGTGAAAGTCGTGAGGTCCGGAAGATCCGTGTCGACAGAGATCGCGGTGACGAAGCTGGCGCCCGAGATCAAGTTCCTGTGTGAAGGGGCGTACTCCAGAATCGAAGATCCATTCAACGGAGTCAGAATGTATCGGACGTTCAGCAGGGATTCGCCTGTTGATTGTGTGAAGAAAATCATCCGGTGGTCGACCTGTCCGTTGATGCTGTCCGTGGTGCTCGGACCATCATCCCACAAGCTCGTCCAGGAGCAGAAACGGTAGTAATCACCTGACGACCCGAGATTCGAAAATTCGTGCGTGAAGACCAACTTCCCGTTCACTTTGTCGTGGCTGATGATTTCTCGAGCCTCGTTGGCGTTCGCGCCCGTAACGAAGACAACCCACTTCCCCACGTGGGAGTGATTATCGGCGTTGTCCCCGTCTCCCAGACCGGCGATGGCAGCACAGTTCGCGTCGTTCAACGCGGCGTCCCAGATTGCAAGGGAGTGAATCTGTCCTGTCCAACGATCGGCGGGGGTAGCCAGGGTGTATCCGGCTCCGCCGATACAAGCTCCGCGAGACACATTCGTCTGCGTAACGGAGTCATTCTCCGGGGTTGAGCTCGGGGTCTGTAGAATCCCGTTCTTGAAGACGCTGAGAGTGGTACCGTCCCAGCGAACAGCTACGTGGTACCACGTGTTGGTCGAAAAGAAGGAGTTGAACAGCAACTCCTTCTGGTCAGCAGTCGTCGTTGCATCCGAGATTCTGACGAACAAGTTGGACGACTCGCGACGCACCAAAATCATGTTCGTGCTGTCGTTGTTGAACCCGTTCGTGTTCAGCTCGAAGATGACTCCGTTGCCGGCCGCAACAGTCGTCGTACGAGCCCAGACTCCGATCGTCCAAGCATTCACAATGCCGAATGCAGCGATGGTATTGCGGACAACGGCGTCGTTGGTTCCGTCAAAACTCAGAGACTTCCGTTGCCGGTTGAAGATCCCCGGCTGTTCCTTGCTTCGATCAAGCCCGGTCAACCCACCGCGAAGCGTTGGGAAATCCAGAGGATTGGCGAAGATCCAATCGCTTCCCGGAGAGTCAACGACATGCGCGAGCCTGTACCAATGAATCAGATTTGCAGCCGCGGTGTACGCCCCCGAATTTACCAACGGGGTTGAGGATGCAGGACTCGGGACCGAATCTTCCTCGTACAGGGGGAGGGAAACGATTGCATTCTTGTCCGTCATTCCCCCAGAGAGCTGATACTCGGCGTAGGGATTCCGACTGCACGCGTACCCGCCGAGAGATTGCGCAGGCTCAACGCCGTAACGCTGGTACGAATCCGCGTCGTTCGAAGACAGGAAGAACTTGATGTCTTTGGGGTTAACAGCCATGGCCTAGAGACTCGCGTCCAGGCGATCCCACTTATCCTTGACTGCGACCTCCTCGGCGTACCGAACGGATGTCGTAGCTCGCCCGTTGTCGTCGGACAACGAAGCGGTCACCAGCAGCTGCCCGTGCGGCGGAGTCTGCGGGTCCGACAGATGGCGATAGTCCGCGGTATAGACCGCTCCACCACCCAGCGGTTTGGGCGCCACAAAGGTGATTTGGCTGCTGCCTCGATTGAGCGTGTAATGCGTCGTCTCTGTGAGGGCAACTCCATCCTCGTACACCGTAATCGGGCTCGCTGCAGCAGCGGTAGGATCCACGGTGTTTTGCAGCGTGACCGTTTCCCCGGCCACCGGCGTCGTAGCGAGAATTTCTCCGATAGAAGATGCTCGACGGAGCTGCCAATCCACGCTCTCTCCCGAAATCAGTTCTCCGAATGACCCGGAGACATCCACGCCGAAGCTGACGGTCTTTCCCGTCGCGATCGTGGAAAACGGATACACCGTGCTCAGCGTGGTAGCGACGGGGGACCGAGACAAGTACAGATACTTGATGTCCCCGGGAGCAAGCGCGCCGATGGCGGCTGTCCAATCGGTGGAGTAGTACGTTATCTCTCGCGTGATCGGGTTGTAGAACGGAGTAGTGTCGTGGTCAAAGTTGTTGTGGACACCACCAACCGTTCCCGGGCTATTCTCCGTGAAGTCATAGCCAGAGAGAAGGCGTTCGCGGAGATGCTGACGCACCGGAGTCCCGGTTTGGTTCAGCGGATTCCAATCAACGGCTTTGACCCAGCGCCGGCTGATCGAACCGCTCGCGCCGTTCACAGCCTGAGCGAACAGATACATCAGGCCCTTCGGAAAATTGGGCGTGCTGTCGTCGTCAGGCACGAACTGCGGAAGTTTGAAATCGACAATCTCACCAAACAGAGTCGGCCCGTTGAATTTGTGCGCGCCAGTGGTCGTATACTCCGTAATCAGACCCTGAATGATGGTCGCCGCACCAGTCGTCATGTCGATCATCGCAGGCACGCCTGTGTACGTGACGTTGTCGGTGTGTCGCACAGCGCACCACGGCATGAAGATCTGGTTGAGAGACTCGAAGAAAATCGGCCGCGATCGATTGTCCGTGTAGTACCCGACCGTCGTCGCAGTCAAACTTCCATTGCGTGTTTGGAACGTACCGACATTCGGAAGAGGGTCGCTCGAGCCCACTGTGACTTGCAAATCAAGCGGGTTCACTTTGCGGAATGATCGACCCGCAATCTGCTGGTTGTTGTACATCCAAAAATTCTGAACGCTGTTGATTCGATCCCACTCTCCCACCGCCATCGCATTCGTCGCGTGACCTTCCGCGGTCACAGGCGGGGTATCAACCACGTTGTAGTACGACGTGGTGTTGTCGATGAAGAGTGGATCGAAACGCATGAACTTGATGAAGATGCCCTGCTGGGCATACCCGATGATCATCGACAAACGATCGTAGAAAACGTTGTTTCCGCCGAAGTCTCCGGAGTCAGTGCCAAGCAGAAACGCCCCGTTGACTCCGTAGTTTCCACCGGAGAAATACGTGTACGGGTCGATTTCTCGAATCAATCGAAGAGCCATGGCTACCTCACAGTCGGAATCGTTCCGCCCCAGGTCTTCATCGCCTCTTGCGCCGCACGCATCGCAGCTCGAATAGTCTCTTCGGAGACGGCAGACGCAGCGGCTCGAGCGCTCTCGGGAGAAGAGGCATGGGCCAACGCGGCAAGCATCCTCTCAATGAGACTGGCCAAGTTGCTGAGCATGTTGATCTGAACCCACGCCAGCGCTTTGCTGTCGTCGGCTAGAAAGGTGTCATCGATTTTGATCTGGTAGGCCTCGTTCGGGCTAGTGCTGATCAGAATCTCAGAAGCGTTGATGGCGATCACGTTCTTCATGTCACTCATGCGGTTTCTCCTCAAGCAAGGCTTTCAGTTGTGTTTCCCAGCAGATTATCGAGGTAGTTGTTGGACGAGGGGGCGACGGGGTTTCCTCGACGGACGGCCAGCAGGATATCTCGAAGGATGGAATTGGTGTCTTCGAGTGCATCTTCCAAGCTGGCCCCAACCTGAAAGATCGAGATTTCCGTGGGGCCGGCAACCACTCCCCTTGTCGCCTGAGTACTCTCGACGGCCGAACTCACCACGCGACGCGTGGTGTTGGTCTTCGTCTTCGCCAGCGCGCCCTCAAGGAAGAGCGATGCCACACCAATCGCAGCACCGAAGGCCTTCCCTAATCCGTTGGAAGACCCACCTAGAATCGTCCCGAGTTTGTCCCCCAGATCATCGATCAATTTACGGAAAGCCTCGAACGCGCGTTCCAACGAGCTGACCAACGCCTTCTCGAAGAGTCGCGCGCCCTGGTCGAAGACGATCTCCATGATGTCGAGGCCTTCCCCGCGCAGTGCGCGACGGATGGCCGACGTAAGCTGACTCCCGACTTCTTGGCCGAAATCTTTGGCAGCTTGGCCCAGTTCATCTTCCAAGTCTCGTCGAGTGTCCCCCGCCTGCCGGGCCACATCCCGCAATGCGCGAACGATATCTTCGAGCCCACCCGCAGTGAGAAGAGCGGCCTGGAGAGCCTTCTGCAGATCCGCGGCGAACTGTGGAGAGATCGCATTGATCGCCTGGATGTCTGCCAGGATCTGCCGCTGCAGTGCCGCTGCGCTTCGATTCAGATTCTCGATCTGCGAGTAGATCCGAATTCGGCTCTGGTAGATCAGGTTCAGAGCCTGCGCAGCTTTTCGCTCGTCGCCCGCCCGAATGGCGAGCTTCACCGCAAGTTCCTCTTGCTGACGAAGCTTCTCGAGCTTCGCGTCGAGCGGATCAATCTGTGCAGCCAAGGCTCGCCGGAGGGAGTTTTGCAGTGCGATTAGACGGTTGATCGCGGCCTGTTCGTCCGCGAGGCGCTTCTTGCGCGCAGCATCTGCCCCTGCTGCGACCTCTGGAATTTCCACGCCTCCGAAACCCGTAAGAGCTGTCCGCGCTGCCGCAAGACGATTCTCTTCGGCCTTCTGCCGAGCCAGGAGATCCAAAGTCTTCTGAATTTCCTTGTTGTACTCTTCTTTCCACTGTTTGGTAATAGAGTCGATCCCATCGCCAATCGACTCAAAGAAATCACCAACAAGGTCGCTTTGAAATGCGTCCTTCACGTCGTTCTTGAGATCCGAGAGCGTCTTCTTACCCTGCGCAATCAAAGCAAGGTCGCCGATGGCGACGCCGAGCGCGAAGAAAGGTCTGAGGATGTTGTTGGTGAGAGTTTTCATGAGATCCCCAACAAACCCAAGAAGATCAACAAAGAAGTCTTTGAGGAGTCCGAAGATGTTTGGGAACTCAACCCCGAGAATTCGCCCAACGGTGTTTCCAAAATTTCGAATGGAAGTCGTGAAGCTCTCGACCAGATTCAGAGTTGCTCGGAAAGCGGCTCCCAGTTTGGCGAAGCCAGTCACCGACACCTTTCCAACTGGACCGACGAACACCTCCTCCACGGTCAGGCCAAATTGCAGCAACGCATCGATGACCAGGGTGAGAGCGACGAGGAGCGAGCCGACTACGGTGCTGACCAAGAGACTGCGGATAGCAGCGGTAAGAGCGATGGTATTCCCGGTCAAAAGAGTCGTGCCCACCTGCGCTGCTCGCAGGCCGACCGCGTAGGCTCCCCAAGCAACACCTGCACCTACGAGCAGCGTGGCAATTCTTGAGATGTTATCGGCGATGAAGCCAACGATTTTGCCAAACTCCAAACTGCCCTTCGTGGCGTTGTTGACGTCACCCAGGAACTTGATGAATGCGTTGGAAAGCTGAGTCCCCGCTTGCTCGATGGTGGGGGTCAGCTGCTGGAATTCAGTCGCGATGAGCTTCGTCTGTGTTTCGATCGCCTCGGCGACGATCTTGGGCGTGAGGGCGCCTTCGAATGCCAAACGACGAAGTTCGCCGATGCTCTTCCCCGTACCATCGGCGATAGCAATCAGCAGACGCGGAAGCTGCTCGGCCACGGCACGAAACTCTTCACCGCGAAGCTGACCCGAAGCGAAGCCCTGCGCGAGCTGGATGAGACCATTCCGAGCTTCCTGGGCCGTAGCTCCAGAAACCGCCACAGCTTGGTTGATGGTCTTGATCAACGCGAAGATGCGGTCCTGTCCGAAGTCACCGAGATCGCGAGTGTTCAACGCGAGGCGGCGGTACAACTCGGCCGTCGCCTCCACGGGGGCACGGGTCTCAGTCGAGACCTGGAACACCTGCCTCATCGCACCCGCGTAATTCTCAGCCGTTCCAGCGCCGAGCCGAACCGCGTTCGAGAGGTTGATGAAGGCATCCGTAGAACGAACAATTTCGCGGAGCCCAAGACCAACTCCGATCCCAGTAAGTGCGTTCCTCAGTGCGGTGACGTTTCGACTCGCGCCCGTAGCAGCGGTTCCCACCCCGCGAATGGCAGATGCGGTTGCAGCAGCACCCCGCTGCGTAACGACAATTGTTACTCGCTGAGTCGCCATAGATCAGAGCCCTCGCCCGACTTGAATGGCAAGCGCCCGAGAGATTGCGCGCTCGATATACCCTGCCGGCTGCTGCCTTGACTTCCCGCGGTTCAGATCCTCGATGTAATCGAGATTATTCTGCAGGTAGAAGGTGCCGCCGTTTCGGAAGCGACTGGTCACAACGCGAGCTGCGGCGACCGCTTGAGAAACAGCGGACCCAGCACCGTAGGTGGGGATCGTGCGAGACGTGGGAGTGCCCAACGTGGCAATCCAGTTCGATCGAGCCTGGCCGGTGTCCACCGGAGTCGTCGAAATTACATCCTGAGAGATCTGCTCGCAGACGCGCTGCGTGAATCTCTCAATGCGTGCGTCGAGATCTCGCACCGTACGGTTCAAATTCCGGGCAAATTGAGCGAAGCTACGACCCGTTACCGCCATGCGACATTTCCTCCCAGCGACTCGGCTGACCGGCGATCTCCACCAGCGTGTGAAAAATCTCCGGGTTTTGGAGAAGCCAATTCTCCCAATCAGTCTTCGAGTAGCCCTGGAAGCGAGCCGTGGGAGAGCCCGCGACGACACTTTCCGAGAAAGCTCTTGCCAGTATCGCAAGGGCTCGCTCTTCCGACATCCTTTCGGCTTCCAGCAGTAACCGGAAAGGTGCAAAGCTTCGTCGAAGAGCCTGCCCGAAGGCCTGATTCTCAGCGGTGGCCGGGTAGAGATCGAGGATGATCCCCTCGGGTTCGAACTGCACGCGTACGGTCTCCAGCTCAGCCACGTGGAGTCTCCTTCTCTCGAACAAAGCCTCCGGACATCAACTTCCCGAAACGGCGGCGAAGCTCTGCCGTGTTCTCTCGACCGACAGAGGTGTTCTTCGGCATCACCGCCCGCCCAAATTTCTTGAGCGCATCCTTCTGACCGAACGCCGTCGCGATCGCGGCCAGCACGCCGTAGGATTGCATGAGAATCTCGGCGCCGCGGGATTCCCCTTCCACTTTGAGGTAGAAGGTGAATTGCTGCTCCGTTAGCGTTTCACGGAGTACTTCCGGGTTCGTCCCCCAGCGCCGAGAAAGGAAAGCTAGCCCTCTAGCGATTTCCTCTTCGTGCTCGATCAGCTCACGGGTGTCTTCTCGGGATCCGCGGCCAGCGCCCGCGCCTCTTCGAGGCGAGCCTTTAGCTCCGGGGCGATTGACGACTCCTGGCCCAGTAGATTCGTCGCGCCCACCACTTTTCCCAAAACGCCCCCGCCACCTTCGCGGAGCAGGCACGTGTCGATCACGCCCTGCGCAAGCGTGAACAGATCCTCATAGTGGATCTTGTCTTCCAGCTCTTCCACCGTCCAACCGATTGTGTCTGCGACAACCGCTGTGATTTCGGCTTCACAGAGTTCGAAAGCGCTGGCGATCGAGAAGTCTTTCCCACCCTTCCGAAGCTCATCCAGCACCTTCGTGATCCGACGCCGTTGAATCCTCCCGTTCTTGAGTGTCCAGGGCTTGATCATGACTCGAGTGTTATCGAGCAGAATGACTTCACGCTCGGGGAACACGACCCCTTCAGTCTCAGATTTGTCCACGTACGTACTCCTCAAAAAGTAGAAACCCGGCTGGGACACTAGCGGCCCCCAGCCGGGTTTCACGAACCGAAGGCAGGATCAGGCGAGCTGCTCGGGCTCGCTCGAGAGGTTGAGCGTTCCGAAGCGGTCGGTGCCACCCGCATCGAGGACGTTCATGATCATCGTGCCGACCGCGAAGTCCTCGGCATCGAACGTCAGCGCGTCATCCGTGATGCGAATCGACGCCGAGGGGATGTCCCAGACGAAGTTGACACCCACGTCCGTGAGGTGCTTGATCGTGGCCTTTCCCTCAAACTGAGTCTGGGTGAACGGCTTGAGCGTGTTGCTCGCCTTCCGGTTGTAGTTGTAATCAACCTCCACCGGCTGGCCGGCCTTCAGCTCGCTCGTGGCGGAGCCAAGGTCGGGGAAGCGCAGACGGCCGAGCAAGGGATCAATCACCACGTCCGGGTTCGCGGTGCCGAGCGACTCCACGAGGTTGAAGCTCGGCTCGTAGCTCGCCACGATCGCGGCGCCGTTGGCGGGAATCTTCGAAGAGCCGAACGTGATCTGGCCCGAGGTTGCCGTCGCGCCCACTGAGATTGCGATCTGTCCCGCAGTCGGGGTCGTACCGGCCACGAGGTTGACAGTCTCATCGACGCCCCCCACGAGGAATTCCGTCACGTCACCGATCACGAGAATCTTGTAGTCGAGGGCGTAATCGCCCGTCGTACCACCGAGGGTTCCGTTGCCGGTACCGACCGCCTCATCAACAAGCGGCGCCGCATCCACGACAACCGTGGCCTCGTCGATGTCGGCCTTCGACAGCGGAGTGAACGTGCGCGCCGCGTTCGAACCGGAAGGCACGTTGACCAGCTCGTTGACCACAGCCTGAGCCGCTGCCGCAGTCACAGGCGTGATCGAGGACGACGCCAGCAGAAGCTGCGCGAGGTCGGCTCGAAAATTGAACGTCTCGAGCTGCAGCGACACGGCGAGGCGAGAAACCAACTCGCGCTCGATCGTGATCAAACCCGCGTCGCCGCGGGGCAGCTCCAGAAGCTCGATCTCCTTCTGCAGCTCTTGGCCTGACAGAATCCCGAGCGGGATCGGCGTGCCGTAGCCGCCGGCCGTGAGCTTGGGGGTGAACTCAACCTGCGAAAATCCCAAGAGCAGATTGTCGCGAGTGTACGTGTCAGTCGATCGCGGCTGAACGGGCATGCGTCGTGCCTCCTACGGAGTGGTGTCGAATTGGAAGGAGCGCTTCATGAGCGCTTCGAAAGTCTGCTCCACAGTGAAACGACGCACTTGGTCGCGACCCAGTGGAGCTGGCGGAGCGGATGCCCGCAACCGCGCAATTCTTGTGGTGTCTCCGAAAACGCCTTGCCCCTTCTCCTGAAGATGCCGGGCGATGTTCCGCAACGTCTCAGATGCCACCTCGTAGGACAGATTGCGCACTCGCACTGTGAGCAACCAAACCTCCGAGATCTCTGACGGGATTCTTCCCCCTGAGACATTGAAGACCGTGATTACATTATCGGGTGTGTTCGGCTCTTCGCCAACTCGAATGTCGGCGGTCGGGGCAAGCGGGTCAAAAGTCCCGAACCCCTGATTCGCCAACTCCTGGGCAATTGCGCCTTCTAACCCCAGCACCCCTTCATGTCCTCCGGGTCAGGAATTCGATGTGACTTCGCACGAAGCTAGCAGGATCCCAGATGTTCACGTTGACCACGAGTGAGACGATGGTTCGGGTCGTAAGGCCCTTGGTTCGCGAACGCCAGGTTACGTAGTCCCCGGGCTGCACATCTTGAATGGAGTTCGGGACCGCCGGTGAGTGAAGGTCGATCCACAAGACATCGTCGCCCCCGCCGTCAGCCTTCGAGATCGTGCTAGCGGAGGAACCCGACGAGAAGGGAGCTCGAATCATCGGGATCGACTGGAAAAGAATCACCCGAAGGATCTCATCTCCTCCGGGTCCGGAATTCTGTGGCCGTTCGACCTTTTGGATGTCGGCGTTGTAGAAGCCCGAGTAGAGAGCCATCTCAGCCTCGCAACAACGAGTACGAGCCACCAGAGACAAGGCCGGTTGCGATGAAGGGAACCAACAAGGCGTACACCTTCGGGAACGCAACAGCATTCTCCGTGTCAGCGTAATCGACCTCCAGTTCAATTGCCCCTACTCGCTCGCGGCGCATCCGGGCCCCGCCCTCGACCTTGATCGGCACGATCTCCCCATTGAGAACGTAAACCAGCGCCAACTCTGCGATGGCCTGCTTCACCAACACCGGGATTTCATCGGACGCGTATTCCCGACCATCCGCGTCAATCATCCCTGCTCGTGGAAACACAAGAACCTGATCATCGTACGTGGGGCTGCCCTGGTAAAGGTACGCCGTGTTCACGTAATCCGTGGCAGCAACGATCGCGGCGACTTTCTGATCCGCGCTCGCTGTCCAAGCACCATTGAAGCGCAACGCGTGGTAAGCGTCCACGTCTGCGACAGAGGCCAGGGCGTTAGCACCCGGGACATTCAACCCCGTCTCAACCACAATGGGGATGACAGGGGTGAGGCCAGAATTCTCGGACACCCGAATCGCGACCATGACTTCGATATCGCGTGACGGCGTCCAGTTCGTTTGAACGCGAACTTTCACGCGGTACATCGTGTTCGAAAGTCCGCTCGTCAGCCAGACCTTGACCACTCGAGTCGGGATATCGAAGGCAGTAGCGACAACTGTCAACGCAGGGATGGTCACCGGAGAGTCGATCGTTGCCGTCACCGCGGTGATCGTGTCGACGGCCGGAATGACCTCGGACATGTCCAGGTCGTAATCGAGAGTCGTGTCCGGATCTTTGTCAGGCCATTGGAGGTCCATACTACAAATTCTCCGGTTTGACGATCAAGAGATTGGAGGGCTTGGGCGTGACCTTAACAATCCTCGAAGCCGAAGCCCCGCTCACCGAGACCACGCGATTTGGAGAGAAGAGCTTCACGGAGATCTTAGAAGGAGTGAACGGGTCGGGAAGCCCGCCCAAAGGCGGGGCGTACGCGGTGTCGATCTCCGTGGCCATCCCGGTCCCGAGGATGACCCCGACGTCGAAAGCGGCGTCGGTCTCCGCCGAGAGCCCCACTCCCACAACCACCGCGACTTGGAAAGCAGTGTCTGCCTCCGCAGCGAGGCCCGAAGAGAGGGAGACCGGAACTCCGATTGCAAAATCAATCTCGGACGAGAAGTCATGCCCGATCGTTACAGAGGTACCGAGGGAGAGATTCGTTTCATCCGCTCGGGAGATGCCCACTGCCACGGATCGAGCAATCGCCGTGTCCGTCTCGGTAGCAATGCCCACGTTGAAACCAGGCAAAACCACAGTGGGCGCAAATGCCGTATCCGTTTCATCAGACCGACCCGGACCGACCGCGATAGCACGCTGGAAAGCAGAATCCGATTCGCTGGAGATCCCAGGAGAAATGGAGGGTGATACTGCGAGCGACAAGTCAACTTCGGCAGACCTACCGATGCCGACCGCAACAGCGCGTGCAAAGGAAACGTCCGACTCTGCAGAGAGACCCGTCCCGACCGTGATAGAACGTGCAAGGGCACTGTCTGTTTCACTGGAAAAGCCATGCGCCGTGGTAATGCCAGTTGCGAACGCAGCATCCGTCTCTGCCGCTCGCCCCGCACCTACGGACACCGCCAGGGGAAGTGCAGTATCTGTTTCCGTCGCGAGACCTACGTTCGCCGTCGCTGCTTGGCTAAGCGCGAAGGCGGAATCCGTCTCTTCTGCTCGACCTGTTCCAACCGTAAGGGACCGAGAGAAAGCTGCGTCTACTTCCGCAGAAAATCCAGCGCCAATAGAAACAGCGCGGGCAAAAGCTGAATCCGTTTCGCTCGAGAATCCACGACCAACAGAAACGCCTTGCCCCAGCGCGGTGTCTGTCTCAGCGGACCGGCCTACGCCAACCGAGATCGCTCGAGAAAAAGCAGTGTCTACTTCGGTGGAGACTCCCGCAGAAACAGACACGGATCGCGCAAGCGCAGTGTCCGATTCGGTGGCGAGCCCGTAATTCGCGACATCGGTTCGAGAAACAGCAAAGGCCGAATCCGTTTCGCTTGAGAGACCCGTGCCGACCGTGACCGATCGAGCAAAAGCAGTGTCTACTTCAGCGGAGACTCCCACGGAAACAGACACGGATCGTGCAAGCGCAGTGTCCGTTTCACTCGAGAATCCACGACCAACAGAAACGCTTCGACCCAGGGCGGTATCCGTTTCATTGGATCGCCCAGTGCCGACAGAAAGAGAGAGCGAAACCGCGACGTCAGTTTCTGTGGCCAGCCCGGTAGGGAACGAAGCACCGCCGCCCGACGCGATAGCAGCAGCTTGAGTAAGTGGCTGCCACGCCCACGACATGGAATTCTACCCAGCCTTCCGCAGGGACCAATTCACCGTCACGGTTCCTGCGGCGGCATAGAAAGTCGCGTCCCACCCGTGCAGCAGTAGCAAAGCGGGTGCGATAAATAACGGCCGAGATTGGGCGCCAACGTAGATGCTTTCGTACACGACGCGCTGCGTGTCTCCACTTCGCGCCTTCTCATAGATGCGGATGCGCAGATCGTCTCCGGCGACCATGTCCGACAAGTCTGCAACCAGTTGGTAACAGCCGGCAGTAGTATCCGAATCCGGTCCGGCTGTATCAGTCGTAGCGGACCACTCTGTGGCCGCGACTGCCTCGGTTCCTGACTGAAACTCGGTCCAGGTTCCAGCGGTACGGATACTCCACAAAACGGTGATGGTTCCAGAGGTTGCCTGTACCGTGACGTCCCAACCGTGCCCCAGGCAAATCGTGGGCATGACAAACAGCGCAGTCGCCTGTGCCCCCGCCAGCGTCCATTGCTCTGCGAGACGTTGAGTGTCCGCCGAACGTGCCTTTTCGTAGAGCCTGATTACGAGCACATCACCCGCGATCATGTCACTCACGTCAAGGATCACCTGGTAGACGCCATTCGTCGTGTCGGAATCCGGACCCGAAGTATCCGTAGTGAGAGACCACTCCGTGGCCCCCACTGCCTCTGTCCCGGAAAATGCCTGTGTAATGGCCATGCTCAGCTACCCCCGAAGCCAACAACGGCAGCCTGATAGGGGCTATCGGGTGAGTTATTACATTGTCCCCGAACCCACAATTCAGCCCCAGCGGGCAAGGGAGATAGCAATTCCGGAGGCGTAAGCTGCCAATCCAACCGCCGGGGTTCCTCTTCAAGGGATGTGTGTTCTACGACATACTCCGAAATCAGCAATTTGTTTGTCACGTCCCCAACGGCCAGCTGACAAATTGTGATTTCGGCGCCTTTTGTGCTGTCCGCAGCCTGTTCTCCGAGCTGCACTGCCCACAGGTTTCGCGACGTAGTTCCAAGACTCGTCCACGATCCAAAACTGCCGTTGCCGGGAGTGAACGCTGTTCCTGCGGTCCCGCTTACCCCGAGTGTTTCAGAAAACGATGCCGCACGAGCGAGAGCGGGTACGTCTGGGCTTCCGTAAAACTCAGCGCGAACATTCACCGTTCCTGCTGTCGCATTGCTCCCAGCGATTCGAACCGCCACGGAGGAGCCGGAAGGAATACGGATCGGTGCCCACAGCGTTTTATCGGAACCCGAAGCCGAGGAGCCCGCAACAAAGTCAGTCACCACCGCGGTGTAGGAAGTCCCTCCTGCAGGGTCAACACCGATATCCACAACGTGGTTTTTCACCTGACCCGAGGTGAAGCCTGAAGCTAGGGCCAAAGCCACCCCGAAGCACTCTTGCGAGATATCCCCGGAGGCTGCGATTTGCGTCCACGACCCTTCGGCGCCGGATGCTCCCGGGGTGACACTAACCGTTGTCTCCATCCCCTTAGCGCGAAAGCTGAATGACGCGCGCCCTGCCATCAGTTTCTGATCGCCACCCACACCAACGCCCACCGCATGCCAGCCACTCGTTGGGGCAGCGCTGCATTTCCCCCGCACGTAGATGGTCGAGCCAGCAGGTACGGGGTGGTACGCATTCTCAGCGAGCCACTGAAAGACGCCCTGCTCGAACAGGGCTTCGACCCCCGTTTCAACAACAACGCGACGACAGATCACATGCTTATTGGTGCCATCCCCGTAGGCCAACTCGATAGCCGTAACGAGTGCGGACCCCATAGTGGAACTCGAAAGGCCGACGCCGAGTTGCCACCAGAAAGTGTCTCGAGACGTTGTGCCGAGACTCGTCCACGACCCAAAAGAGCCGTTACCAGGGGTGAACCCTACGCCCGCAGACCCTGTGATCGTCCCAATAGTTTCAGAGAAAGTTCCAACCGGAAGATTCTCGGGACGAGAACTCTGTCCGTAGAACTTCGAAGAAACCGCCACTGTTCCAGCGATGGAGTTGGACCCTTGGATTCGGACCGCAACCGTCGACCCGGACGGGATGAAAAGAGGAAAATAAGCCGCGATCGGGGCCTGCTGCCCAACGGTGCTTTGCCCCATCGCAAAGTTGGAGACGATCGCGCTGTAGGATGTGCCGCCGGCTGGATCCACACCGACATCCAGAAGCTGGTCTTTGATTTGACCGCTAGTGGAGCCGCCGCGAATTAGCAGTGCAATTCCGATTACATCAGCTGACAAAGCTGAGGCAATCTGCGTCCACGACCCCTCCGCGTTACTAGCGCCAGGGGTGACGTTAGTAGAATTCCCCGCCCCGTTGACCCACAGCGTTTGCGCCGATCCGCCAGATTTCGCGAGCATGGGCGCGCCTCTCAGGACAATCGAAGATGCGCGAGGTCCGCCGCACTAAGAGCTACGTCCGTGTCGATTCGGAAATTGCTGCCCTGGATCCTGAAATCAACGATGTTGAATCCAAGTCCGACTTGATGGTGCGCCACGGTGAGTAGAAGGTTGCAGAAATCCAGCACGGCCGGCACGCCGCCAGTGCGAACCTCTGAGAGCGTCACGATCGGCGTGTACGTAGGCACGGCGTTCTACGACGCGCGGAAGAAGACACCCGAATTCAGCGTGAGGTCCACGCCACTCGGCGTGTACGCGAGATCGAACATCGTCAGAGGGATGATGTTCGAGTCCGTGCCCGCACCCGTGTCGTTGTCGTAGCAAACCAGAATCTTCGAGATGGCGTTGCCAGAGGCTGCAGTCCACGTCACGGACGGAAGAGAGACCTCGTAGCGGTCGTTGGTGTCGTCGGGCGCCGGCAACGCAGCAAGCTCGGTGTCCGTCAGCGTCTTGCGCCCCATGGTGGTCTGCTCGTTCGTCGTTCCCGCAATCACCGCCGCAAGCGAGTCAGCGTCGATCAGTGTTGCATCCGACTCCAAGCCTGCGGTCTCAATCGGGACAAGAATGAGAGCCGACGCCGCGGGATCGTTGTTCTCGACACGGTTGTAGTACTCAACCACGCGACCCTTCGCGATGTTGAAAACGATGTTCGCCATGATGCGTCATCTCCTTGGCCGGTGAGGCCAGTGGTCAGTCCCGTGCGCCACCGCGCCCGGAAGCTTCCTCAAGGTGGTTCGAGAGCTGTGCTTCAACCTCGGCAACAGCGCCACGCCGTTCTCCTCGGGGAAACCGCTTCACGAAGCGGTACCGATCCGGCTGGAGCTTCAGCATCTCTCGAGCGTCGGCGGAAAAAACGAACACGTCTTTCTTGTCCGCAGACTCCGCCGCAGTGTCTTCAAGCTGAATCAGGGTGGCCATCAGAAACTCCTCGTTGAGTTGGGCTTCAAACAAAAGGGCCCTGGAGGCAGCGTTGCTTCCAGGGCCCCCTGTTCCACAGACGAAAGCCGCCTCTAGTCGGCGACTTCAGTCAGATACACGTACGCGGTCACCGAGGGCGTGGTGCCGGCCAGAATCGCGTACAGACGTGCGTAGCGGTACAGCGTACCCGCGACCTCGTTGTCCGCGCTGACCGCGTAACGACCGACCGTGTACATGTCATCCGAGTTGCCCGCGCCCGCACTGAGCGCGTCACCGACCGGGATGACCACCTTGTTCACGACCGCATCCGCAGCCTCGAACAGAGTGCCATTGCCGTTCGTGTCATTCGAGAGCTGGAGGACGAACAGATACTGCTCGTCACCCGTGCCCGAGTCCGCTGCTCGCACATCGACCACGAAGTCGAAGCGCGTGTAGGCGACGTTGACCACGCCCTGCGCTGTAACGCCACCAAAATCGATGACCTTCGCGACCGTGGCGATCTCGCCTGCGAACGAAGCCGTCTTGACGGCTGCATCGTGAAGCAACGTACCGAGATCAAAGACTCGGTCGTGCTGAGAACTGGCAGTGATTCCCATGACTGGTTTCTCCTGTGAGAAGGTTGCTGGACTCTGCTCACCGACTAGGCGGTGAAGGCAGCGTCCGCGATGTCACGCAGGCGGATGGCCGCTCGGGTGTGGTTGATGTGGAAGTTCGAGTACCACTCCATACGGGTGGTCTCCCGCGGCGTGGAGTCATCCTCGCCGAGATCACGAACCTGCATGCCGCCGTTCTCGATGCCCTCAACGCCATCCTCGCCCAGACCGATGACGTAGATCGAAGCGGCGGTGCTACCACCGCCACCCGTCGCCGCTTCCGTGAAGTCGAGGATGTTGTCGTTGTTCTGCGAATCCGTGATCCGCACAACCTCGATGCCGTTGTACCGCATCACCTGTCGACCGAGATCGTCGGTCGTGTGCGTGACGAAGCCCGTCACGCCCGTGAGGCGCCCGGCCTGCGACAGACGCAGGTGCATCTTGCGACCGACGAGGATCGCCTGCGGGCTGTGGCACCGCGCGATGGCCTCATCGAGCGTGAGAAGCGACAGCGCCGAGCCGCCCGCGCCGCCACCAGCCGAGACCACATTGAAGTTGTCGAGCCGAACCTGAAGCCCGTCCATCTCGCGCGGATCCGTGGTGTTGTCACCCTTGAAGAAGTCCTGGATCCAGAGATTCGAGATCGCCTTGATCTTCATGCCGATCTGACGAGCTGCCTGATCGGCACCCTTCGTCTTCAGGATGAAGGGGTCGATGCCGATCTCGCCGCCGTAGATCTTGAGCGACTGGATCATCTCTTCGACCCGACCCTCGCTCGCAGTGAACCCTTCGTTCACACCGCGAGTGCCGGCCGCGGGCAGCACCGACTCCAGCGTGATTCCGTCCGCTGACCCGAGAATGGGCCGAAACGGCAGAACCTCAAGCAGGCGCTGATTGCCGATGAAAGTCTCAATGACGCCGCGTCGGAAGATGTTGTCTTCCTGCTTCGCAGCTTCGAGCAGCGTAAGTGCCATGATGAAGTGACCTCCTGGCGACGACGAGATCTATAGCAGGTTGTTACTAGCTTGCCTGCTGCAACCCCACAGACAACTTCTGTGAAGGCGTCATCGCCTCAATTTTCGTGAGATCCTTACGTCGCGACGACCTGTCGCCGTTCGGACCACCACCCGATCCACCACCCGTCGACGGTTCGAAAAGATGCCCAGCCTCAGTCACGAGGCCCTCATACCATTCCGCCATCGAGAGAGGTGTCTTTCCGTCCTTGCTGTACATGGGCCGGTCACCGTCAATCGCCACCACGTCGTTCTCATCGTTCAGCTTGAACACCTTGTGTGCGCGTGAGAGGAGATCGAACGATGCGGTCGGGCGAAGCTTCGGCCCACCCTTTGCCGCCAGCTCTTCCGCCGTGCGGCGGACGCTGTCGTCGATCTTCAACCCACTGATCGTGCTCTTGGCTCCGGTGAGATTCCGCTCGAGTTCCTCGCACCGCTTCGTGAGTGCCTCAACCTGCGCGGTGCTCGCCTTTTTGAAAGCGTCCACCCGCCGATCAATCACCACGTCCATCTTGCCTTCAGCGAGAAGCTTCGCTTCCTCGTCGTTGGCAATCTTGTCCAGAAGTCCTCGAAGAATCTTGGGTTCGGGAAGTCCCTCGTAATCCTTCTGGAGTTTCGCGAATCGCTCTTCAGCGGTGCGCTTCTCCGCGAGGATGTCGTCCTTGTTCTTTCGAAGACCAGCCGTCTGACCGTCAAGCCACTCCTGCAGCTTCTTCAGGTCTTCGGCGTTGGGGGTACCATCGAAGCTCGGCCTCGTGGGATAGCGGAACAGAGAACTCATTCGTGTAACACCTCTGGTGTATTGTGGCGAAGATGGCACTCGGGCTCCCGCCCGCGAGCTTCTGCTCGAAGCCTCTTTCGCAGAGAGAGTGATAGTGGACTGGCGAAGAGTATGTCAACTGACACGGTTGAGCAGCCAGCCATAGACAAAGCTCTCGTTCTGTACGCGAGCCTCCGCCAACGAGATGTACCGGGCTCCCTGCAAGCAATTGAGTGCCCGGAGTAGCACCAACTCCCCGTGGTCGGGCCTTCTGCTGAGGAAGGCCTGCAACGCGGAAAGAGTCTCAGGTCCGATCGGACCTCGCACATCTACGTCCAGGTAAAACTTCTCGTTTTGGTTGAAGACGTTCAGCGAACGCTTCAGAAATCCCACCGCAACCAAAGGGCCGCAATTCACACCCGTATCGAGGAGTTCGTCTGCGATCCGCGGGCTAATCGCGTGGACCCGGTCGAAGCCCGGCTTGCGGTAGTACTGATCCGCATAGATCTCTCGAGCCTCGGCGCGCGACAAAGCCTGTACGTCCGCCACCGAGACGGCAACCCCACGCCACGCGGACAGAGTTCTCTGCGTGATGCCGTACTTTGTTGGTCCGCCGCGATCGTCCGGTCGGTTGATGAAGCCCCCTTCCCGGACAAGCAAGCCGTCGAGAATCGTCTCGATGCTCATTCCGCGGGTTCCTTTTCAAGTTCACGCGCCGCTCGGATGTCCATCTCTTTCTGAACCTCTGCTTCCATCTCTTCAACAGTCAGGTCCGCCGGCATGATCTCGCCCCGCTGCAAATTAGAGTGAAGCACGCGACGACTGAACGCCCCCGCTTGCCACGCACTGACGAGAGCTTCGAGGTCACCCGCAGAGAGGCGCGTGTCCACAAAGTCTCGATTCAGCTTCACATTCACTGAACCCGGATCGATGCCCTTGAAGCTCGCAGCCCACTGCAACGCTTTGCGGAAAGCCAGCTCGACGGTCTCTGTGCCGCCCATAAGGACACTGGTTTCCTCTCTTGCCTCCAACCGCGTTGTTTCTGCCGTGACGTTGTCGCGTTCGTTGTCGGAACGCACCAACCGCGCACCAAGAACAGCCATGCGATCTTCCTTGTCCTGCATGGCGTTACGAAGCGTCGCGACACCCTGGCCCGTGTATTCCAACATTCCCACCTTCACGTCTTTGGCCGAAGAGTGCCAAATTTGGGAAGGACCAACCGTAGTGGGACGCTCTTCTTTCTTCATGCCGAATGCGTACGGGGTCGGGGAACCGATCATGTGGAGAGCCATCTCGTAATCCGCGGAGTTGCGGTAATGCGCGAGATTGACGTTCACGAGGTCTAAGAATGGAGCCTTCTCCGTAGTAGGACGAAGATCGAAGGTGTTGACGAAAATGAAGGGGATGAACGGGAGAGGAGCCCCATTCATGGTCGGAGTTAACACCGGTCCTGCCTCGAAGGAATCGAAGCCGTCAAAAAACATGCTTCCGATCACACTTGTTTTTCGGATCGACGTCTGCGTAGTTACCTGCATCCACACGCGTTGGTGGTACACCCCGTCCTCAAGATAAAGCTCGCGGATTCGAGCGACTTCCTCTCCATCTTGAATCGCCGGTTCTTCGATCGCACACACGCGGGTAAGCATGCGGACCCCAGACACCGGATCAATGCCCTCTTCCCAGTTGAAGATCTCCTCCGCGCGCCAGGTCGCAATGTATGGCAGCGCATTGGGAGAACCCGTCTGCGGCATGTCCACCAGCAGACCCAGTCGCCCGATAGACAGCGTCTCCCGGAGCGATTCTCGAATGAGCTGTCGGCTGTCGTAGCCTTCCGGGCTCATCGCCTCAGAGAGGCCCGCTAACGCCGGGGGGAGCGTAATCACGGGCTCGACGCGAAACACCAAGCCGACCAGCCCGCGCAAAGTTCGGTCGGCGACGGCATAGAAACTCGCTCGAGTCTTGTAGCTGGCGTAGTCCCGCAGCTTCATGCCGCCCGGACGGGGAAGATAGAGGGAACCCTTTTCCTTGATCTGCTCTTCTCCCTCAATCGCATCGCGAACCTTGGTCCACGACTCAATGCGGCGATCCCAACCCGCTGCGGTATCTGTAATCGGCATCAGAGGAAACCCCCAAAATCATCGGTACTGAAGTCGGACAGGGTGACAGCCGGAGCAAACGTAAGCGCAAGCGCGTCTGCGAAATCCGGACTTTCTACTCCGCGTCGACTCATGGACCGTTTTGACTCAAGTATGACTTTCCCACTCGCGTTCGAACCCCAAGTAGGCATGCTCAACTGCGTCTGCAAGGTGGGATCATCAGGCAGAGAGATTAGTTCGTCCAGAGAGTGCTTACGCCCCTTCGCGTCGCCCCGCAGATAAAGGATGTGCTCGTAGGTCTTCTGAAATCGATCTCGCATCAACCACCAAAGCTCTGCCCGCGTATTGGCGAACTTCTCACTTGAGGTGCGATCATCATCCCACAGAGTCTCTGAGGGTGGGGATCCCACGTTAATAGGAAGAACCTCTACCGCGCGCTGCGTACGGATGCGTCGGGTTTTAGAGGCTTCGAACGGAAACTCAGGAGGCACAGCCGTCGTGATATCGCGCTGCGCCCGCTCCGTTTCAAAAGTAGAAGTCGAACCGATCCCCACTCCGAGTGGGTCGTAACACAACGTATAGACCCCGTCCTCGCGCGCGAGCTGCAGGGCCTGAATTGCATCGTGTGTTGGGTTCCCACCCTCCCACGAGCGGGGAGGATCCACCCAAGGACCAAAACGAGACACGTAGACGGTTTTTCCGGCGCCTCCGCCTCCAATGTCCAGGCCAGCCACGCCCAGGGAACTCCTCGGCCAATCCCTGATCAGCGTGTTGATAACTCGAGCCGCCTCGACCCATTTTCCGGGGATTACGACGTTGTCGATCGACGCGGTGTAGTCGATGTCGACTTCCGCAGCGAGAATGTGCGGTTCCAGCTTGTTTTTCTGCTGCTCGTACCACTCTTGGTTTTTCCTCGGGTCTTCAGTCCAGTGGAACCTGAACTTCGGAAACTTTCCACTCGTCACCTTTCGGTAGAACGGATTCCCAGTGCCGTGCGCGGTACTCGACCAAATTCGCACATTGGAGACCTGACTAAGCGCAGCTTCCGCGCGCTCCGGCTGCTCAAAGAAAGCGGCCTCGTCAATGAAGTAGATGGAGGCGCGCCCACCGCGCCCGATGTTGTTGCCAGCCTCTCCAGTCAGCGTTGAGCCGTTCTCTGGGTTCACGAACTTCAAAGAAGGGGCATGCTCCTCTTTGTTGTAGCCACGAGGAAGAAACTCCACCGGCAGGTTATCGAGAATGATTCGCCCCTTTTCAAACAACGAATCTGGATCCCCGAGCTTGTCGATCTTGATCTCCTTGTACGATCCGTACCCGATCTTCACCCCGGAGAAGAACAACCACTGGTGGATCCCGTACATCATCATGAGCCACGAGATGCCCATGTCTCGGCTCTTCTCGGTAACCCCATCTTCGCGCTTCCGACGCCGCTCCTCGACCCAGTGGATGAACTGTTTTTGCTTGGGGAAGAGCAGGAAAGGCATGAAAACAGTGCGGTTCACCTCTGCGTTACGAGGGTCATAGGTAACCCCCCAATCTTGGATGAACTCGACCACACGTGTCCGATAGAAGAGCTTCAGGGCAAGCAGACGCTTTGCCCCGTGTTCTTCGTCGCGCAACCATGAAAGCCGCTGAGCGCGCTCTTTGATGATCGGCACGTAATCCGGGTTGTTCCAATCGAAGTTTCGAATCGCTTCCGACTCGACTACTTCAGGAAACCCAGATTCTTGAGTGCTAACAGCAGCCACGCGTTCCCCGTCTCCGTGAGATGGCTTCGATCTTCGGGGTCAGTGAGCTGCTTCGCAACGTCTTCGGGTATCCCCGGTATTAGAAACGGCCGGCGTCGTCTTTTAGCCTTGCCCTTAGTTTTCTCGCGCTCCGCTGCAGCACGCTGTCGTTGCTCCAGCGTGGGAAAATTCACCACTCGAGTACTTCGGGTTTTTGAAGGCGTGCCCCCGAAGCTGAGACATTCCACAGCGAGATGGGTGGCCCGCAAGTCGTGTCGTGCTTCGCTGCGATAACCAACGCCGAGCGAAACGCGGTTTCTTCATCGTGTCGTAGGCCGACCGCACCCCAATACGCCCCGTACGCGAGTACCGCACCAGACCCAATGAATGTGATTCCACGAATGGGCTCGGGCTCTAAGTAGCCACCAAGCTCGTACATCTCGCGACCGTTCGTGATCAGAGCCTCGATCGGTAAATTCGGCTGCCCGTTCTCGGGCTGAACTCCAGCACTCAAGAAACGATCTTGGATGTATGCGGACAACTTGCGGACCATCTTCCCGCTGAAATTGTTGGCCGTGAGCCCCACCGCCTCGATGCCGTCGCGTAAGAAAATGGAGTTGAAGGTAAAGCCCGAAGAGACCGCCACCATGCGGCCTCGTGTAACCCACTTACTATGCGTGGAACGCAAACGAAGATTCCCAGCCGTAACCAGGGAATCCACCCCGAACAGACACCCAGAGTCAGAGAGCAAAGCTCCCGCAATCGTCATTCGCGTGCCTCAGCATGGAAAACCAACTGGCAGCTACGGCCGAAGAACAGGGGCCTGCGGGCCTCTCCACGAATTAGAAGGGCTCGGATCAACGACTGAGATCGTCAGACTGCCGCACGTACCGGTGTAGCCTGTGGGAGCGACAACAACGGTGGGGCAGCCCACAGCTGCCAATTCCGGCTCGGGGGCGGTGCAGCTGATCGGACGCGCCGTGTCTTTCTTCGGCCCAGCATCGTACACCTGAGGACGAGCGCGATACCCCACCGCTTGCGCTCGGCTTGGGACGTCCCAGCAGTTGTACGGGGTGAGCACTGCGCGCGTCCCGTCCGCACGAAGAAGCTCTACCCACTGCCCCGTCACAGAGTCGAACCTCTCGAGAGCGGTGCCAACGGCGTACACATTCCAGCCATTGGCGCCGGGAACCACGACCCCCGTAACGGGGTTCATGTTCAAGATCTTCTCGCCGGCCAGCGCGCTAACGGCTGACAGGACGGCAGCGCCGAGAAGTAATCCGAGACGAGCCATCGGACAGCTCAGTCCACCTAAGGCTGCAGAGTCGGACGGGCCGGGCCTCGCCACCGCGGAAGGGACACCGTGGCAGTCGCCGTGTTACCGATCTCTGCAGAAAGCGGAGTCGTGCAGTTTCCGAAAGCCTCTGCGGTGCTCTGTGACCCCTTCACCTGGGATTTCGTGATCGGAACCGCTGCTCCGACAGTCGAATTCACAATGACCTGCCGGATCGTGGTGCCGATGGGGTTCTGTAGATCAACGACGCAGCGGATGGTCGTGCCCGCAGGGAACGCATCACCGTCGAGATCCGCCGTTGGCATGACGATCGACCCGCCATCCGTCCAATCCAAGGGGGTCGTCTGCGCGGAAGCCATCGCCGCGAATCCAAGAACGAGGGTGAATGCGAGTAGTAAACGCATTTGGAGAGTCTCCGGTTTGGGGTGCGGTCTCCCGCAATGGAGACACCGAGTTAGCGGAGCCTTCTCCAGTGTGCCACCTACTCGTCGCACCACTCGGACCCCAGCAAGTTGATGAGCTGGCGTTTACCATTCTCGTGAATTAGGCCGTGCGTATGTAACCACGCGGAAGCTGCAGCCTGTGCGTACACCAATCCCAAGAGGCTTGATGTACCCACTTGCCAAACCCCACGAAGAATCCCCGGTGCATGAGAATGTCCGATGAATGAGCGAGTTCCAATTCGATCGAAGGCTCTTCGACTTCCCCGAGTACCGGAGGGACCGACGTGTCCGTGGAAACCTGTCTCCACCCCACGAATTCGATGGGACTCTCCCGTCTGCAGAAAATTGATCTTGCTGTAGCCCCACTGCTTCGCCATCGCAGCAAGTGGATCCATCTGCACAACACCGGCAGGCGTGTAACGGGAGCCCTCCAGCATGGCTCTCTGAAGCTCAAGCAGGAAAAGCGCGTTGTCATAGTGCTTGACTTCAGTCCAGTGCTTGGTCAGTGCCCACCGAGCAAGGTGATCATTGTGGTTCGATGGAATGACCGTAGACTTAGCCCACGCAGGGGTGTTCTGCTTAACAAACTCCAGCGCGCGTCGAACCTCGTCTTTTACGCTGCCTCTCCCCGCCAGGTGCAGAATCAGCTCTTCCAGCGGATTGTTGTGGTGGCTCCCACTCTGCATGTCCAGCAGATCGTGCCAGATAATTTCTCGAGGCCGCAGCCGATCAACGATTCCGCCGGGCCCGTACGTCCCACGCACAACCTCCGAGTCGATACGATCGATGTGGGAGTCCCCAGTAACAAGAGCAGGAATCGAGCGTTGCAGTGTCGGCTTCCCCGTAGAGGTATACCGGGTGTTAAGGTCGTAGATGACGTGATCCCCATCTGCGATGAGTTGCCGCAAGTGGAATCGTCCACCCTTCTTTTCGACCACGATGCCGCCCACGGAATGGTTGAACGCGCCTTTCGCTCCCGCCGTCGATCGGGAGTACCTCTTTGCAGTGATCGACCCGGTTGTATGAAGGATCTTCGGCAACTCGTTCTGCGGAGTCGGGATCGTTTCCATGGCAAGCTGGGCATGGCCGAAAATGGCGGACGCTCCACGAGTTAGCCCATCAAGCCCTGTAAGCGGATTGCGGGCCGTAGCAGCGATGGGGATGTCGCCCATCACGTACAGCTGCTCATGGAGGCGAATCTGATTCGCGCACAGGTACGGCTGCAATTCTCGCGGCCACACCTCTTCTTCCACGCGCCTTTTCGCCTCAAGGTCCGAGGTGGGATTCCGGTATCGGGCTTGGAGTACTACCAACTCGGCGCCACGGGAATCGCAGTAACGACGCAGCGTGTCGTAGGCCTTTTCGACCGGAGAGTTGTTCAGTGCGGTCGTTACGACAACGCGACTCGCGCGCTCAATCCGGGCTCGAGCCTCCAGACTGAGGTGGTAGACAGGGGAGTCCGGGGTGTCCGAAGGGAGAAAATCATGCTGCGCAACAACGACCGGGTCATCTAGGAGGGAAGTTGCTTTCCTAGCACCGCGCGTTCCTGCCACCGCTTTCTCCCGCTAGCACCAGCCGCTTGTCTGAGTCGGTCCCACAAATCCGGGTGGTATCTCTGAAGAAAACTGAGCGTCTGCCGTTTCTTCAGAGGCGCTCTCGCAAACTCCGAGCACACTTTCCTCTGCGCCTCGTCCAGACGCAGTGACGCACCCTTCTGATCCTTAATGAGAACATCCTGGTCACTGGGCGTGTCCGCCACTGCCTTGGCGGCGGCGTACAATCGCCCAATCAAATCTTCCCAAGGAAAGCTGTGGCCATGAACGACTTTCAGCTCGCAGAGACCTAATAGCCAAGAGCGTAGAGGCTCGCGACCCAACTGAGAAGCTTCCTGAGCTAGCGGAACGATCTCCTGCGCAGCTTGTGAAACTGGATCCAGCATCCTCTTCTTCACGAGACAGCCTCCTGCTAAAAATTCCCAACATGACGGACGAACTCAAAAACGCTCTACAACGTATCGGAACCCCTGCCTACGATCTCGCACTTGAGATCTATGAAAGCGAAGAGTCAGGCGAGGGGCTGGCGTACCGTCGTTTTGAGATTCAAGTCCAAACGACAAAGTCCGATGGCGAAACGCAGTTGCAGGTAATTCCCTGCGTCTGCATCGTCGCCACCGGACTCGGAGCCCAGGCCGCGGAAGCGGCCATAGACGAGTTCGCGCGGTTTATGCGCGAACGATCTAGGCAGACCCCCACTGCTTGAGCAGTGTGCGCGCCTCACGCGTGAGCGTGACGCCCGAGCGCGACGCATCGTCGATCAGCGTCTTGTTGGCGTTGCGGGACAGACGCGCCACCGTCGTGTGGACGTTCCCCGCACTGATTCCCAGCGCGCGAGCCGCTCCGTTGTAGGAGCCGTTCTCTGCCACGGCCTTGAGCACAGCGATCTGACGCGTGGTGACCGAGGGCGGGCGCCCCACGGCTGACTTCTTCGACTTCACCTTCTTGGACACTCGATTTTCTCCTTGTATTGAGTAGAACCCCATAAGGGCGCTCTCGTTCCCCAATGTTCTACACCCCAGGAGCAAATTATGCAAGACAGAAGTCCCGAAGTATTTCACCCGGTAACGCAGGACAAATTCGGAACACCAAACGGGAATTGCTACAGCGCCTGCGTCGGCTCCTTGGTGGGGTTGTCCATGGAAGAGCTGCGACCGTTCGAGGCGCTTTACCGAACCCTTGCCGTTTCCTACTTCGACCTGGAGAAATACCCAGAACTGCAAAAGAAACTCTGGGCATACGGCTGGGGCGTGCTTCTTCAGTGGATCGAAAAGAACGCCGGCTTTGAGCTGGTAGTTGGGCCCGCGCCCGCCGGGCAGCTCTACATCGCCACGGGTCTTAGCCCGCGCGGACCCTTCAACCACAGCGTGATCTACCGAGACCAAGA